GAAACAAAGCAAATCTATAGTCCATCTACGGATTGGGGTTTGACAGACTTTGGATATCATGACAAGTCCATGCTGCTGTATGACAATGCCCCGCTTAGACTCTATTCTTACGATAGGTTTCTGACTACACCAGTTAGCCAGAATGACTACAAGATAAACTTTACTTCTGGTGGAGTAGGAGTTCTAGAAATCGGAGTAGACATCGTTGGGGATACTAGTGGTGCTACTGCGACTATCAGTTCCGATATTACTCTTTCGTCTGGTTCCTTCGCTGGAGGGGACGCTGCTGGATACTTCTATGTAGAAGATGTCCACGGAGCATTCACGGACGGAGAAGGGATCGAAGTATCCTCGGTCAACTTCGCTACGTTAACTGACACAGAGCAGAGTACCGGCTCTCAACCCTATGCGTATACAATAATCCCTAGCTCCCAAGACCTCTATTTTAATAAGCTGAATGATGCTTATGTAGTTGACTTCAATTACTTTAAGAAACTAGAGTCACTGAGTTCCAATACTGATACTCCTACTTTTCGTTATGAATGGCATATGCTGATTGTCTACAGAGCCGTCTCTGAACTGGCTTCGTACCTCGGAGAACCAGTGCTTGAGCAAAGGTACTCTATGAAGTACTCTCAGATGCTTGGGCAAATGATGAGATCAGAAGTCCCAGGAAGATATATCAAGAAGAGGCCCATAGCATAATGAGACTCAACAAGATTACAATGCCACAGGTCAGGGACCAGATAGTTCAGTTCACTGGAGGAGTGAACGAGTCTGAGACCCAACTTGAACTCAAACCAGGGGAACTCATTGCTTGTCAGAATTATATGGAAGCAGATGGCCCAGCAAAGGGATACGTATCGCTCAAGGGGTTCGAGAGATACGATGGGACTACTCTGGCCTCTACTGTAGATGTTCCGATCCTAAGGGACTACGGGCTCTTAAATGATGATGCAGTGATCCTACTGGAATCAGATGGAACTCTTGGGTTCACTGATCTAGCTAGTTCTCAGACTTTCACTGGTACCTCTGTAACAGAGCCAGAGACCTTTTCTTTTTATCCGAAATATAAAGATACCTCCTTCTTTGTGAATAATCATGTAGGTGGGCTCTCAATGAGTGATGCGTTGGGTTTTATAGACCCAATTTGGGATGACTTTACAGTAGAACTTCGGTTCAAAGCTCATGCATCCCTGGATACGACAGTAGACTCCACCCTTATTAACAAGACTGGATTGCTTAAAGTATACTGTGACACAGATGGAACTGACCTAAGGTTCGCTTTTAGCATCTCAGACATAGCCCCCTCAACAACTACAGTAATCACTTCTAAGAAAGTTGTTCCGGGAGGAGAGTACCATGTAGTGCTCACTAGCAAAGCGGTAGCTGGGACCAGGACCACTAGACTCTTAGTTAACGGGGAAACTCTTATAGAGAATGGCACATTTGATGTAGCAGAGATTACAGGTACAGATGATCTAGTATCCAACACAAACGCTCTGACTGTAGGTTCTACTGTACCAGCAGCGAGTACAGACTCAACCTACGGTTATTTCGATGCAATCCGAATAGACATTGGTTCATATAGATACTTTGGGCATTACGATATCCCAGTTCTCCCCTACTCCGACCCTGGATACAGCACGATAAACTATGATGACAGGTCCAGGGAGTTGGAGAGAGCAACCATTAAGCCTCCTTCATTAGCTTTCCAACCAAGCGGTATAGCATACTTCTCGGAAGACCATAAGATATACGTTAAAGCTGGAAACAAGATATACAATGACTCTGCTTCTGGATGGGTACAGAATACCGGTATCACTCCAAACGCCCCAGAGTCAGCTACATATACTTCAGAGATAATGAGAACCGGGGGAACACTCAAAGGGGCTGATTACCGTATAGACGGATTTGATAGTGGTTCCTCAGTTCTGATCTTAGTAGACGGAGTATCACTACCCCGGATTTGGGATGGTTCCTCTTGTACTGTGCTCACCGATACAGCTATCCTAGAGATGGCAGATGCAGGTCAGTACCCATCCTTCACTATGGTCTGGGCTAACCGAGTGGTACTTGGCTACACCAGTGGTCAGTTACTTATGTCAGCTTCGTTTTCCCCTACTGATTTCTCAGGGGGGTTTGGGGCTGGAGTGGTTCTAGGAGATGAGCTAGTTGGCTTCGTAGAAGGGCCAGAAGATACTATGATCTGCTTCATGAGGAACAGTATCAAGGTATTCTATAGCTCCATTGAGGGCAGTGCTGATTTCGCTATGACATCTAAGGTATTCTCTAGATCATCTGGGGCTATTGAGGGTACTATACAGAGGGCATTAAGTGATATCGTATACGCAGATGACAGAGGGGTTCTCTCGTTTCAATCCACTGATAAATACGGAGACTTCGCTTCAGTAGCTCTAACTAAAAAAGTGAACAAGACTTTCCAGAGTAAGAAACTTACGATTACTTGTTCTATGATTGATAAAGAGAGTAACCAGTACCGGCTGTTCTTCGAAGACGGTTCGGGGATGATCTTTACGTTTGATAAAGACGGTGCTCTAGCTGGGGCTACTTTCTGTAAGTATCAGATACCAGTGAGAGAGATAGTAACTGGGGAAGACGCTAGTGGAAACATTGTAAAGTACTTTGTTTCCTCTACCAACTATGTTTACAAGATGGACTCTGGAACCTCTTTTGATGGAATCGATATTCCGGTAGCCATTGAAACCTCGTTCCACAGCTACGGAGGCGCTAGGTACTGGAAGCGGTTTAGGAAGATCATATTTGAGATAGACGCTGATGACTATCACTTGTGGTTCAACTATAAAGTGAACTATGATTACAAAGAGAACTTTATAAACAATTCCCAGGACACTTCGTTAAGCCTCTTTGACACTATGTCATCTTCTTCTCTCTGGGCCAAGGGAGATTGGGGTTCTTTCTTCTGGAGAAGCAAGAGCTTAGTTGAGAGACCAGCTCTGAATATCTCAGGCTATGGAACCAACATGAGTCTTGCAATGAATCACTCAAGCAGATACTTGAATCAGCACATTCTACACAACATGATTGTGGATTACTCAGTGAACAACAGGAAAAGGAGATAATACAAGTGGGCACTAATAGATTTTTTAATCCTGGGACATCTCTTGATGTAGCCAATGGAACAGTCTCAGATGAGACAGATATTAATGATGTAGTAGACGATGTAACGGATTCCTTCAATCTAGTGGAAGATGACATTACTCTGTTAGCTGCTGAAGTGTTCACAGGGGGCATTCTGGATAACACTGGACTCACTACCCCCATCACCCTGGGATACACTGCTGCTGTGCCTCCCGCAACTCCAGCGGAGTATTCAGTGACTCTAGTTAATGACGCTGTTGCGAACATCAATACGATCTCTACAGACGGTACTCTAGCTGGGAATACAGACACGGATATCCCAACGGAGAAGGCAGTGAAGACCTATGCTGATACAAAAATTGCTTCTAGTTACTTAGATACAGATGGAACACTAACAGCTAACTCTGATGTCAAAGTAGCAACTCAAAAGGCTACTAAGACTTACGCTGATACTAAAATTCCAAGCAGTTACCTGGATACTGATGGCACCTTAGCAGCTAACTCAGATACTAAGGTTGCTTCTCAGAAAGCAGTGAAGACATATGTTGGTAATTACATTTCAACCTCATATACTCCAACATACAGAAACATAATTTGTAATCAAGAAATGCTTGTAAACCAGAAGAACGAGAATGCCTCAGTTGCAGTTAGTACCTCGGCTAGGACTGTAGATAGGTGGTGGTGTAGTAAGCTCAATACGGATCAGCTAGTAGCGGGAGTTGCAAGGTATGGAGATAGGTGGGCTCAGGCAGCTTTTGGGTATAGCAGAGCTAGTCTAAGGTGCACAGTAAGCACAAAAGAGACTACTACTGATGTAGATGAGTATCTTATTCCTTTTGAATACAAGTTTACAGGGACCGATTATAATCACCTCAGAGGTACTACGAACTGGACTCTCTCTTTTGATTTTAAATCAAATATGCCGAATAACTCTGTATTCTCTATAGTGTTTTTCACTGGTGCTATAGGAGTTGGAGATGCTTACACATACGATTTCACATATGCATCAACTAGTACTGTCCAAAGAATAACAATGCCAATGCCAATTTTCTATGGTACTTCTATCGCTGCTGGCTTTAGGATAGCTGCTTTCGGGGGAGTGAATTACCAATGCACCGACCTAGAGACTTGGGAGAGTTCCTCTTCTGCGCTTTGTTCTCCATTTGCTACTGATTGGATTTCTTATGCAAATGGAACATATACTTCTATCTCCTCTGTTCAGATAAATGAGGGAACTGTAGAAACAGCTTTTGAGAGAAAAGAGTTTAGGGAGTACTTAGATGAGTGCTACCCTTATTTTTACAAAACATATGAAGAACCATATGCACTTGGTACTACAGATGAGTTCAATGCTGAAGTGGCATTTAAGAATGCTCCCGCTGGGGCTTCTATCGACTTGTATCAGAATGTACATTTCCCAAAGGAGTCAGATACTGGAGGTGCAGCGCCAACAGTAGTTCTGTATTCTACTAGTACTGGAGATAGCGGAAAGATTAGGAATGTTACAGCAGGAACTGAGATTGCTGCTACAGCAGATGTTATCAGTAGAAAAGGTTTTAATAAAGTAGATACTGGGGTCACTACATTAGCTGATGGTGATAGGATCGCATTCCATTATACTGTGGATTCTGGATATTAATTAAGAGGAAAAAGAATATGGCAACAACTGACTTAACACTACAACCTGCTGAGAAAGTAACAGCTCTTACTGGGTATACACCGGATAAAGAAATTAATGTAGCTAGGGTCAGCGAGACTCCTCAGTACTTCACTAACACTCAGGATACAACAAATACTCAGGAGACTTCTGGTACCCAAGCCACTGCTACTGACCCAACTCAGTCTTCGACAACTGCTCCAGACCAAACAGGCACAGCGCTAGCCGGGGCTGGAGCCATTGGAGACCAGGGTACAGCTAACGCAGAAGAGGCCAGGACTGCTGCAAACGTAGCGACTGGTACTTATGATTCCAAGAACCTAGGCACAGTAAACCAATCCGCTCAAGTAAAGTCTGGAACTGGAATGATAGATGCTACTGGGGGAGCAGCAACTGTGCAGGGGCAGTTGGAGAAGTTACTGGCTTATGATAAAGAGACTGGGCAGTACACTAATCCCTACATAGCTAACGCAGAAGCCAAAGCTAAGGAACAAGCAGCAGCTTCCGGGTTACTGGGGTCTTCTATGGCCGCTGGTGCAGCTAGGAGAGCAGCGATTGAATCCGGGCTACCGATTGCTCAGCAAGACGCAGACACCTATGCTAAAGCTACTCTCCAAGAGCAGGATACTTATAACGCCATTTCCAAGAACATCGCTGATGGAGTAGTCACTGCTGACCTGAAGCATTACCAGAATACCCTAGACCAAGCCATGGCAAACAAGAATACTCAGATGAATATTCTAATGGATGCTGCGGCTAAATCTAATGATACTATAGAGCAGGGATTCCTAACCCAGATGTCTAAGTCTATGGATCACTGGAGCCAGAGTACAATGGAGAATGCTAGGAATAATCTTAATGTCGTTATGAAGAAAATGGACCTTGACCAGCAGACTCAGCTACAGACTCAGAATCTTGTGGCTAATCTAGTCTCTGGAACCCAAGGGGAAATCATGAACATGATGCAAGACCCTGACTTTGTTGGGGGCTTTTTGACTGCACTAGGAGACCCTGCTGGAACTCCTAAGTATTTTAATGATGCAGATGGTAATGTGGACTACACTCAACCAAACTACACAGCAGCCCAGAGAGCTAAAGCTAAAGAGAACATGATGACATTCTTTAGTAAAGATATTATGGGTTACGCTGCTGCTAATACGAAGTTCATTACTGACTCAGTTGGGCTCTTTGACGATTACTATCTCTGGGCTCTAAGGGAAACTTGGAATGCAGGAGTACCGGGGACTAGCGGAAGCTTCTACTAGAGCTAATGGGATCGGAGGGAATACTTGGATACTAAACAAAACATGGGTACTGGGTTTTTCAGAGCTAATTGGAATAACTCACAGACAGTCATCAATATTGTACGAGGGCTCACTGGGAACCCTAATGCTTCTGCTGACATGATTCTTAAACTTAGGAATCCTAGTTTCTATGTGTTCATAAGTGACTCAGGAAAGTCTCTGTTATCCTTTGAACCAGTGTTTGGAGCAGTACCTTGGTATCTAGTTCATACGTTTTGTGGTGAGGGTGAACGAGGGTTACAGTTAAAACTCTTCCTTTTAAGAGTCGGTCTCTGGATGGCAGAGAATACCAAAGCAGAGGCATTCATGGCAGTGATCCCAAGCGACCTAAGGCACTACGGTATCTTTCTAAGATCAGCTATGGGGATGAAACGAGCTGGCAGGGAGTCAGATACTACTATATACACGATTGGAATTGATAGGTACGAAGAGATGAAGAACAAGTTAATTAAATTAGAAACAGAGAACGGAGAATAGGTATGCCTGTATTTGTTGGGTTTGCTGCTATAGGTGGTGCTCTGGGATTCGCTGGAACCACTGCTATTGTAGTTGGTGTAGCCGTTAGTGCTGCTGTAGGTGCTGCTATTGGTGGTCTAGTTGCTGCTGTTACTGGAGGGGACATCTTAGAGGGGATGCTCTTTGGAGCAGTAGGTGGCTTAGTGGTAGGTGGCGTCTTCGGAGTAGGCATTGGAGGGGCAATAAATGCTACTGGTGCTGCTGAAGGTCTAGCGAGTACAGCTAGTATAACTGGGACAGGAGGTTATGTTAGTAGCTCAGGTGCTCTTACTACTTTCGCTACTCCATCAATTGGAGCTAGTGGTACTGTAGCTGCTGGCGGAACTGCTTCAGGAGGTATGGGTCTTGGGGAATCTATGGTTGCTTCTGGTCTCATGAAAGCAGCCGAAGGATACATGGGAGCAGATGAAGCAGAGAACCAAAGAGAGTGGCAGTCCTCAGAAGCAGCTAAGAATCGAGAAGCACAGATGGCAATGTCTATGAACAGTGCTGCTGCGGCTTCTAACTTCCATTTGACTGAGAAACTCAAGTTACAAGAGGCATTACAAGAGGACCAAATCCAAACTCTCAGGGAACAAGAGAGTATTCGTAGAGGCCGAGGGAGACTACAAGGTGCAGTTCTCTCGGGTGGACAGGGGGTTCAGACCGAGAAAGCAGAGCTACTTAAGCCGACTCAGCCAGAGACTATGGTAACTGCTCCAGTACAGCAGAGACCAATACTCAGAACTCAGACCACTGCGCTGAGGGGTGCATAATGAATTTCCTAAAGAACTACCCTCCAGTTGGGATACGGAATGGAACCTATGGAGCTACCCCCAGTACATCTGGAACTCCTACGATCCCCCAAGGACAGCCACTAGCTCTCAATGGACCTGGGCAACTCCCACCAACTGGGCTAGGGTCTCTTGGTATCTCTACTTCAACGGCTCCCTACGGAGAAGCATTTGAGAACATAGGGAACCAGTGGTTAGATGCTCAGAACCAACTTAGTACCGCTGCTAGCCAGTTTGAGAAAGATGTAGCAGCAGCACATAAAGACCTGGGGACAGTGGACTCTACTGTAGATAAACTCTACTCAGAAATCTTAGAGAAAGAAGGAGTCAAGGTAGCAGTGGGTGCTCCAACTGGATCATTAGATAATAACGGGAATCTGGTGCAAGGACCATTTGCTGCTGAAGCTGAGTACGAGATACCATACTCAGTCTGGGATGATCTATGGAAAGCTTTCCATGACCCAAACGATCCGAGGCACGAAGAGATGAAGAACTCTCCATGGAGAATGGGTAGCTATAAAGATGAAGCAGGAGTGGAGCATCTATACGTTGACCCTAATGGATACGGTAAAGAGTTGCATGAACTCTTTGCTACCATGCCAGAGCAGATCAAGCAAGGGGCCTATGCTGAAGTAGCGAAGAAATGGGAAGCTGCATCAGAGCAATTAGCTGAGCAAGAGACAGAGGGACTGGCAAAACTAGGTGGCTACACAAACCAACTGGCCTTGGCGGGGAATCAACTTGGTGGTCTTTATAGAGATATGGACGTTGATTTACCCAAGGAGTTTCGGAACACTGGTATCGGAGAAGGAGAACGTGGTGGATCACAACGTAGACAGACTGGCTTCAGTGTACTAGGGGGCTAATAAGATGGAAGAAACTATGATGAATAACGAGAGCCAGGAACCAGAGAACAACCAGGAAATGTCTCTGGAGACAAACCAGGAGAACCAAGGGAATCCAGGGAGCCAAGGGAAACCAGAGAGCCAAGGGAACCAGGGAGCGACTGGCTTCCAAGCTATGGTTGACCCCAGTAAGAACCAAGATGTTGACCCAGCTACTCAGAGGAAACTAGAAGACATAAAGGCTATGACCATTAACTTTATGTACAGTGACAAGACTAAGGCTTCAGTAAAACAGATGGTCTCTGGCAAAGATTACCAGAAGACTGTCCCGATGGCTGCTACTTCGATCTATAAGCAGCTACAAATGTTCCTCAAGAAAGACACTAAGAAGCCTCTTGATTTGGATACTAAGCTGGCTATTGGTCTCACTGCATTCAGTGAAACGATGGAGTTGGCTCAGGCTATGGGAGCGATACCCGCAGATGTCTCGGAAGATGAAACTGAGTCAATGCTTCGTAAAGTCATGCAAGATGAGATTCAAGCTGGGCTTAAGAGTGGAGAGATTGACCCAATTGAGTTACAGAGCAAGATTGAGACTATACTTCCAGATAACATGAAGCAAGAGGGGTCTAAGCTTGTTACTGCCCACGGTGGGTCGGATAGGCCAACTCAGCAGATGGTGGATCATATGAGAAAACAAAACATAGAGCGTCCACTGAGGACTGAGAATGAAATGCTGAAGGATCAGAACAAGCAGACTAGGACCGCTCTAACTGGGCTCCAGAACGCAGTACCGATTCAAGGGAAACCTAATATCCCTAGTACTGGTGCAGAAGTCTTCATGGGAGGTAAGTAATCATGGGAGCATGGGGTGCAGCGTTGGCAGGATTCGTAGGTGGAGCAAGTGGAGAGTACGTTAAGCAAGCAGACGAACAGAGAGAGTGGGAGCGGAAGCAGTTACTAATGCAAGCTGAGTTGATGAAGTCCAAAGAGTTGGCTCAGTACTCTGCTGGCTTACAGAAGATGAACAAAGAATATGTAGATGCAAGCGGGAATCTAGTCCAAGCCACTATGGGTCCAGATGGGAGCGTAGCGATACCAGAGGGTGCTACTTCAATGGACATCATGCAGGGACTCCAGAGCATTGAAGCATCTAAAGCTTCCGCTGAAGCGTCTAAGGCATCTGCTGCTCAGAATACTGCTGAGACTGCGTTGCTTGGTAAGAAGATGTCTCTCGAAGAGAGGAAGGTAGCTGCTGATGAGCTAAGGGCCAGGACTGATGCAGCAGGTGGTGGAGTTAAGGTGACTGACTTTGATAAGAAATCTTTGTTAGCTCAGAGAACAATGATTGGCATCCTCCAGAAGCAGAAGACAGATGACCCAGATGCTATTGACTGGGGTAAAGTATCCACTGCTGATAAGGCTGCATTGAACATGGCTGGAGCATTACCCCCTGATATCAAGATGTCCGATAAGCCAATGTCTGAGGGGGAGGCCAGGAAAGAGGCTGTAAAGATTGTAGCTGGGATGGAGAAAGAAGACCCAACCCTATTTACTGGAGTACCTGCTGTAAACTCTATATGGCCTGGGCAGGATAAACCAGAAATACCAGCTAAGAACAGAGAGGAAATTATAAACTCCCTTACCAGAGAAATCCAAGGGGAGTCAGCACCAAGCTCCCCCAAGACAGTTTCTGTCCCAGTTGGTACAGTTCGGAATGGCTACAGATTCAAAGGTGGAAACCCTAACGATAAGAATTCTTGGGAAAAGATTTAATATATGAATCCTTGGGAAGAAGATTGGAGTTCAGTTGCCTTAGAGGAACCAGAGGCCCAAGCTACCGCTTTGCCTTGGGAAGAGGACTGGTCTGCTTCGTCTTTGATGAATACAGAAGAGGAAGAGAAACTTGAGAAGATTAAAGAACAGCCAGTTACTTATCAACCCCCCGCTGGCATAGAGAGTGCCTTAGCTACTGCTGAAGCCCCAATAAACAGTGAGGATAAATTTAGCCGTACAGTACTATCAAAAAACGAAGAAACTAAATTTCAACAATGGATTCACTCAACTCCCTGGTATTCTGAATATGTGCAGAGGTATGGTGAAGAGCCAGACTTTAACACCCCTGATTATGATTATCGTGGGGCTTGGAAGTCAGGCGTAAAGCCTGAGAGAAGTGAAATAGATGGTCAATATCATTGGGGTAGTGTCAGGCCAGATACAGGAGAATATTTAAAATCAGCTAATCATCCAACTTTTTGGAAACAAAAATTCATAGAGAAAAATGGATACGATCCTGATAAATCTCCTATTACTCTAGAGACAAAACCCAAACCAGAGAAGAAGTTCTATAGGAAAGACGACCTCGGAGAGTACCAGCGAACACAGGACATCGGTTCTCTAGAGTTCATGTGGGATGATATTAAGCAAGCTCCATTTGAAATCGCTAAGAATATCGGTACTATACTTAAGCTTGGGGGTAATGTCTTTAAATCTGATGAAGGTATAACGTACAGAGAACAGAGAAACAAAGAAAAACCAGGGACATTCACTGCTGCTCAGACTTATGTAGGTGGAGCAATAACTGAAAGCATAGACAAAGTAGCATCTATAGCAGAGAAACTTGGGACTACTGCGACTGATTACTACAGGAATAAGTCAGAAGAGATTCAACAAGTTGCTGCTGTGTATCCCCATATCTGGGAGAACCCAGCTCAGCTAGTTGATCCGAAATATATTGCCAGTACTCTGATCCCAACATTCCGTGATATGGGTGTAGCCTATGCTGCTGCGTCCTTGACCGGGGGTATTGCTGCTCCTCTGGTTTTCGGTACTGTCATGGGTGCCGAGACAGCATTGCCCAACTACGAAGAGAACATTCGTAAAGGCATGGACCCAACGCTTGCTGGGCAGACTTTTGCTACTCAGTTCGTAGTGACATCTGTACTTAACTCTTCATTCGTAGCGAAATCCCTAGGACTTGGAGATGACGCATTTAAAGGAGTAGCCACTAGAAAAGGGGTCTCTGGTAATATTCTCTCTCGCTTAGAGGCTGGAGCCCATGCTGGTCTAAGGGAAATGCCAGTTGAGTACTTGGATGAGGTAACTCAGAACACTACAAATCTAGTCGCTACAAAGATGGATGAGGGAAAAGACCTCAAGACAGTAGCTCAAGAAACCAGTAAAGAATTACCAAGTATCTTTCTTAATGCACTTGATGTAATCCCCGCTGCTGGTGTATCCGCTGGTGGTATTGCTACTGCTGCATACAGACCAGGGACCAAAGATGATCCAGAAACTTCCAAGGAGAACAGGCAGACTGAAGCGGCTATAGACAAAGTATTGGAAGATGCTGGAATCCCAGGGAAACAAGAGAATTCTTACCAAGATTCAATGAGTCTCTCTGGCTCTCAGGTGTTCGGTATTACCTCAACCTACACTTCCAGTAATGTTCCGTTTGGTCTAGACTTACCAGAGACACCTAAGCCAGAACCTAAGGCATCTGGAGCAGAAGTCGCCTTCGGCCAAGTTGGGATATCACAAGGAGACCTTAGTGGTGGAGCTGCTGTGTTTACCGAGGGTGGTGGGCTTCGAGTCTCTAACCAAGGGACTGTACAAGAAGTTGCAGAAAGTGCAACTGTTAGTACACCAGCCGCCCCTGAGACTACACCAGCTACCCAAGTATCAGAAGCATCACCAGAGACCCCAGTGGCATCTCCAGTTCCAATTGAGACTCCTGCGGCTACCCCCGTAGCTGTTCCACAGGAAACTGCTCCTAGCCCTCTTGTAGCCCCTGGAATCCCTACTCCCTCTGAGACGCCCAGTGCTTCAGAGGTCCCTAGTGTTCCAGTGTCTCCAGAGACAACTTCGGTACTCTCCCCCAAAGCCAAACCTGCTGCATCTCTCTCTGAAGAACAGAGAATAGCCCAGGAAACAGTAGCTAAGGAGTCAGAGATAGCTAAGGCGTTCATAGAAGGCGGCATAGACTCTCTGTATGCTACAGTGGATTCACTGTATAAGCAGAGGATCTCTTCGTACAATAAGCTAGATGTAACTGGGAAGTCTCGGGTTAAGAAACCTAGTAAGCGGGGCATTTATGACGAGTTGATCCAAGAAGCAGAAGCAGAGAGGATTGCTGCTGGGTATAATGAGAACTTCAAAGTAGTGGCTGAAGAGGTTGCTGAAGAAGTGCTGGGTAACGAGGCTCCCTCTGCTGTAAAAAAAGAGAAACGAGGAAAGCTTGTCTGGTCTACTAAAGAGGACGGGGTAGACACGGCTACTGATGGTACCAGTAACTACTACATAACCAAGAACACTAAGCCCGATGGAACAAACGAGGAGGGTTACATTCTGTGGAAAGGCAAAGAGAATGTAGGCGTCTTCGGTTCCAAACGAGCAGCTAAGATGTCGTTGGTTCCAGAGACCAAGTTCGAGATCAAACGAGACACTGGGAAATCTGATTACTTTCGTGTAGTGTCTACGGCTACTGGTCAAGCTGTTATGCCTACTGGTTTCAAGAAGAAGTGGATGGCTGAAGAGTTCTTACGGAGACTAGAAGCTGATCCCAAGATGAACAAGTCTCAAGCAGCTAAAGAGATTAGGGAACTTAAGAATAAACCGAGTACTGGGGCCAAGGTATCTGGGAAAATCCTAGTACCCAAGACAGTTAAGACTGAGCCGGTTCTGGATACTGAGAAAGAAGCGAAGGAAGTCGAAGCCAAGAAGCAAGCTGAGATTAGGAAACAAGAAGAGGCTAAGGCGAAGGAAGCTGGTACTAAGATATCTGAAGAAGAGAAGAAACTCATAGCTGAGCGTCATGCCTACAATACTAAGCGAGCTAAGATTCAGAAAGAAGTAGATGAACAGAAGCGTTCTCCGAAAGACCTCTTGCCGACTTGGGAAGAGTACCAGAGGAAGCTGAGTAAAGCCCAGCCCAAGCAATTAGAATTAAAAAAGAAAGAACAAGAAGAGAAGAAAGCGAATGCAGAGAGGGAAGCTAAAGCTAAGGAAAAAAAGGAGGCTCAGGCTGAAGAGAGAGCAAAGGAAGAAGAAGCTGGAGATGCTGAGAAGACTATCACTCCAGAGCAGACCAAAGAGATCAAAGAAATCCCAGAAGATAAGTTCGAGAAACCCCAGAGAGCTAAGACTAAGAGTAAGATTATCCCAGTCACCAAGGGAATCAGGACTCGATCAGTAAAGATTATAGAGACGCTACAAAGTATTCTAGGTCTCTCCGACTGGACTATAGTAGTAGCTGATATCAACCAATTCCGAGATATGCAGAGTAACAAAGCTGCGTCAGAGGACATAGGATTTAATGAGAACCTAGATAATGATGTGATTCTATTCCTAATCAGTGAAGGGAAAGACTACGCTATAGATAAAGACCGGAGTACTAACGGTTCTATCTACTCTTTCGTAGAGAACAGGCAGCTAATCCTTTCCATAGATGAGTCCAAGTTCGCTGGTATCAAAGGATCAGTCCGGGCTATGGGTATCATTGCTCATGAACTGGGCCATGCTGTAGCAAACCGAATCCTAGCTAACATGAATGCAGTAGATCGGAATCAGATTCTTGATAAGATGATAGACGACTACTCTGACTACTATGCAAAGACCTTTGAGAGCCACATGAGACTTGGGGAGACTTTGTTAATCTCTCGAAGTGCAGCTAGTAGAGTTCAGCTAAGAAATCATATTGAAGAGACAATACTGGGGAACACTAGTAAAGATATTCCAATAGATACAATGTCTACTCCAAGTACCAAAGCTTACGTTAGCTACCTCACCAGCTTCAACGAGTGGTTTGCTGACCAAGTAGCTAAATATGTTGAGCATGATGTAGCAGTAGTGTCTAAGTTCGACCAGTTCATGAAGGGCTTTGCGGATACAGTACTAAAGGCTATTAGTATCATCAATGAATTTGCTGGATTCGATGTAATCCCAATGTCTAAACCAGCGGAGTCAGTAGCGAATTTTATTAAGGATATCGGTTCAGTTGCATACGGTTCAGACAAGGGACAGTTTGATAAGAGCTGGAATGAGAATCGAAAGTGGTTACTCAGGCAGCAACTAGACGGAAGACAGAGAGCAGTAAAGCTAGCTGCGACTTCTTCGTATGTGAATAGCCTCTCTGACCATAAAGCTTATGTGGATGGGGTATCAGACTATGCGAGGGGCCACAAGCCAAAGAGCGCCCAAGTACCCGATAAGGACACTGGAGTACCCACGGACCCCTTTTATGATAACGATAATGCTCTTTTAGACGATCAAGGGAATCCCCCGTTTGTGTTCCATGGTTCACCAGAGATACTGAATGGGGCCATAGATACTTCTATCGGTAACAAGATGAACTACTTAGGCGCTGGATTCAATGTGACATCTTCAGCCGAAGACGCTTCATTGAATTACAGCGGAAATGGCACTGGGATGCTTTACTCCTACATGGTCAAGATGTCAAAACCATTCTATGTGAACGATAGTGACAATGCTATGCCAATGCTGTCCAAAGATATAGAAGCCTTTATTCAAGGGATCAAGAAAGAGTCTAAGAAGTACCCCAAGGAAGTTAGAGAACGATTTAATGAAATCGTAGGCACTTTACAAGAATCTGCCGACATAAATGAACCAGTGGACTCCACTGATATCTGGTCAATGTTCCAAGAGAATTTAGGTCAAGACTTTGGCATTTATGTTAGAGACAACGAGGGAGACAGGACTTCCGCTGGATACATATTGAATAATGTACTCAGGGATATTGGTTATGATGGAATAGTTCTGAACGCTGGAGCCGAGATGGGCTTCTCCGCTGGAGGGGATTCTATATTTACTGCTACTGGGATGAGTGGGATTACAGAGGACACTGTACACTATCTCATGTTTAACAGCAGTGATCTGATAGATATTACCCAAGGAGTGGACTCTGAATCCAGTCTTCCGGGAATTCCAGATAGCTCAAAAGGGTTAGCTAACGAGAACATAGTCACTTTCTCTGGATTAGGAGGAAGCATCGAGACTTCTGCTAAAGTGAGTTTCTCTAGTGTCTCCAGAGACAACTCAGCTACTACTAAGATTCCAGGGGAGACTAGGTTACAACGTAGGAAACGGGAGCGCCTTGAAGCTGCTGGAGGTAATGCTGGCTTAGTGTCTGCTCAGACTGGACTCATTATGGAAACCGTAGAGGAAGCTAAGGAGACTTTCGCTCAGTCCAGATCATTCTCAGCTAAGCAAAGACGGATGGCTGAGCGGGTTCTGAACAACTTAAAGGACATAGTAAAGACCAACTTAGAGTCCGCTGCTGATAGGCTTGAGCAGATATCCCCTTCTCTGATGAGAAAAGTAAATAAGTATGTGATGTATGTGAACACTAAGAATGCAGATCATAAGAAACGAGTGTCCCCGTTTATCGGATTCGTCTCGAAACAGATGACAGCAGAAGACGCTGACTTGTTTGGCCTTTATCTCAGTAACGGTAAGGAGACTGACTGGAAACAAGTTGAGAAGATGTTCGCTAAGTACCCAGGGCTAGAGAAGCACTGGAAAGATACCGAAGCTGTTCTTATGGAAATCCGTAAGGCAGCAGAAGAAGTGGGCCTTTCCATGGAAAACCTAGTGGACAACTACTTCCCAAGGAAAGTGAATGATGTAGACGGGTTACGAAGGTATCTATACGGAGATGACTCAGTAGGGAAGATCAATGATGAAATCCGTAGAGCTAAGGTCTATGCAGAGAAACACAGTATCCCGTTCACAGACAAAGACGAAGCTGACATAATCAACCAGATGATATCTACTGGGAGATACTATGGACATCTCCAGAAACCAGGGGCTCTAAAGGAGAGAAACATTCAACGAGTGAATTCTGCCATGCTCTCTCAGTTCTACTCTCACCCAATGGAAGCACTAACTGCTCATATCTACGAGATGAATGAAGCCATTGGTCAGAGGATAGTGATTGGCCATAAGCTAAGGAAAGCTAAGATGGCTGAGCTAGTGAGACAGGAGAAGAAGCTTGAGAGATCAGAAGAGGGTTCTAAGGAGCGTAAGCGGTTAATAGAGAAGGTCAAGGGATTAAGGAATTACTTGTTCGACGTAGATAACAAGAATGAACTGAATGATTCCATAAGTAACTTCATTCAGGCTGAGATATCTTCTGGATCACTTAAGGGGAAAGACGCCGATGAAGTACTGACTATCCTCCGAGCAAGGATGATGGAGAAGGGAATCTATGGGTGGACTAATACAATAAGGAACGTAGGGCTTATTTCCACTCTAGCTGATTTTACTTCACTCATTACTCAGAGCTCTGAGGTAGTGTTCTCTATGTATCGGAACGGAATGCTGAGATCACTAGCGGCTTTGGTACAGACTAAGGAGATCACTGCTGAGATGTTTGATCTTAGGTCAGCTCAGTATGAGTGGCAGCAAGAAGGATCAGCTAAGTGGGTCTCCAAGATTCTGAAACTCACTGGGTTCTCTGCTGCTGACATCTTCATGAAAGAGTCCGCTATGCAAGCGACCCTAGGGAAGTGGAGATCAGTAGCGAGGAAGGGAGACGCAAAGAGCCTAACGAAGTTCAGGAAACATTGGTCTCCTTATTTTGGGGAAGACGTAGAGACTCTATTAGTAGACCTCCAGAGTAACGAGGTTACTGATACAATCAAAGAGATGGCGTGGGCTGACCTCCTCAAGTACCAGCCACTAGATGTCATAGCTAATCCTATTGGGTACATGACAGGTGGGAGAACTAGGATTTTCTGGATGCTAAAGACTTTCCAACTTAGAGCGGTCAATGCGCTGTACCGAGAGTCAGTTAGGGAGGTGCAAAAGGGCAATGTAGCTAAAGGTATTAAGAATCTCATGTATCTCACGTTCTTGATGGTCATGGGGGGAGCTGGGAAAGATGAGCTACGGGACCTGTGGCTTGGGAGAAAAACTGGACTCTCGGATCAGTTGTCCAATAATCTTTGGAGTATCTTTCTCATGTCGAATTATGAAATCAGTAACATAGGGAAATCTGGACATGGCCCTATGTGGAGCGTAGCGTCTAAGATACTCCCCCCTGATACTATAGTAGATACTATAGTTATGGACGTTGTTAAGACTGCCCAGGGGAAACCTACTTATAACACAATCAAGCATTTCCCGGTAGTGGGCAAGGTGTTCCACTCAAGGTTCACTGAGGCTGGGAGAACCAAGGAATCCGGGAGACAGAAGAGTCAGTTCTTAGCAGAGCTTAGAGATAATGTAAGTAACCCAAGGGAATTACGAAGGATTAGGAATCAGATACTAGAGTACAATAGAGAGCGTCTTGTCTCTGGAGACAGAGAAAACATTATATCGACCACTAGCATTTCTAGGGTCATTAACGATGAAAAGAAAAAGAGAAAGGAGTAAATACAAAATGACTTTAAAGAAAAGCCTTACAGTAGCTAGTGCGTTACTTTTATTCTGCACACTCTCCGCTCCATCTTACGGAGCACTGACCTGTACTGAGAGCATCCAGCTAGCACCAAGTATCTCTTCTGTAGATACCAGGAAAGCTCTGGTTAAGTTGGACTGTGAATTTGATACGACACCAGGGACAGCTACTCATACGATATCCCAAGTGACTATGGACAAGGTGTTTGGTTCTTATCTGTTGCTAGTGGGTACTGATCCTGGGGCTAACCCGGACACCCCTCCAGATGCAGCTAGTGTAGCGATTGCTGATTCCAGAGGTAAGTCTTTTCTCACTGCTGCTGGGAATGGGCTGAATTTAGTCCACGCTACAGCCTTCCAGGAAGAGTACCCAACTGGTCCCAATGGGGATCACTACCAGATTTCTTGGGGCCATAGGCTCACTGTGACGATTACAGATCAGGCTACTAACAATGCTGACTTAGACATTTACTTAGAGTTCGTATGGTAATCAAGATGAAGAGATTTACTTTAATCCTTATTCTATTGACACTCTGGGCTCCAACTGCTTTTGCAGCAGGGCCTCCTAGTACTCCTGGTCTTTGCGTGGCCCCCATCCCCTACAACGCAACCACCTGGGATGATAGTACCTGCTATCCTACGGCTGGTGCGGTGAGGGATAAAATCGAAACACTAAACGGGTGGGACTTTATTCTTGAGGACGGCAACGGGGCAGCGCCTACCACTGACGGGTACATTAAATACGATCGCACGGCTGAACGGTTGCAGGTTGGGGATGGAGCGGCCACCAAGGAGTTCTACGACCACACGGCCAATTCAACCACCTTTGCCAGCAAGTCCTTGCTTTCTCCTGATCCGATAACCTGCACCACCAGCGATGTACTCGGCACAAACTGTGGTGCTGGTGTGGACATGCGTATGGCCCCTGTTGTCCAGATCGAGAGCGGTACGGTTGAGCTGATGGCCGTTACTCAGGGCCGGGCCTGTGTGTTCTGCACCACGGCGGCAGTGTGTAACGTAGACCCGAACGTATCGGACAGATTCATCTTTGAGGGGGCCAGCGCAGGGGACGGCAAGAAGCTGGTAAGTGACGGCACTATCGCGGCCTACATCTGTTTCTACAAAGACAGTGCTGATGGTTGGACGGCGGTTGATAACCCCGGCGGTCACTGGTCGGCGGAGCTGTAATATGAACAAGATTAAACTTTTAATTATCGCGTTGTGCCTGATCCTACCTATCCCGGCAGTTGCTACCGGGGATTGGTTTACGATGGCTGCGGGGTCGGGGGATTCGGCTGGCGGATGTACTGCAAACCTGTACACGAATAGCGTTTTGTATAGCAGAGATATACCGTCTGGCATAACTGCTAGTAACTGGAGCCAGGCCGGTACGGACGTTGCCGCATATAATGCTGTAGGCTTGGACGGAGATGCAAATACAGCATCAACTTTAACTGATGATAACGCGAGCGGGATTGATTCTGTTACGCAACAGTTTTCAATCCCAAACGACTCAAACTATAATACAGTGCGAGTATTTATCAAAAAAGATTCAACCACAACACGGTTTCCATCAGTAAAACTGCGACAATATTTCGGGACAGAGACAAGTCGGCAAATACAAATTAACACGCAGACAGGAGCAACAACTGCATTTACCTTTACTAACGGAGCTGATGAGGCCAATAGTTGGGGCGACGGGTCGTGGTGGGAAGTGCTGTTATCGGTGCAGAATAATACGAGTGGAGCAACAAGCGCCCAACTTACCGTTAGCCCTGCAAGCGGATCAGAGTGGGGGGCTGCTAGTAATCTGGGGCAAGGGGCTGCCATTATCGGAAACATAGAATTTTACAAGGGAAAAACAATAGCAGAAATTAGAGGGCTTTGCCCTGTGTATCACCCATAAATGAGGCGCAATATGAAATACATTATCACTCTCGCAGCAATCCTGCTCTTTGCAGTATCAGCGCAAGCGGAAACATTCTGCCAGTGGACCGGAATCGCAGCAACCAACTGCATCTCTGCCAAGCTCGGAACGGACGGACTCTACCGGGCAACGGTTAACGGCGCAAAGAAAAACTTCAGCGAGGCACAGGCCAATGAGCATGGTTATTTTCTTGCTGAAACCACAGCCCCGACCTTCGACCCGGCAACCCATAAACAGGGAGCAAGGATCGAGTCGAAGCCAGGCAACCGCATCCAGTGGACCTATGAGGCCGAACCGTTAACCATTGAAGAGTTGGCTACGATTGCCGAAGCGGCAAACTTGGAAGCTGAACTGCAAAGCCTTGTGGCATCACTGAGCTATGCTGATGTGGCAACTCATGTAAACACCACGTTCAGCGGACTATCAGTAGCGCAAAGAAGCAGCCTGATCAAATTGTACCGGGTTGTGCTGTACATGGCGAAGCGTTAATGGACCGCTGGGACAAAATAGCCATAGCCGTAATCCTGGCCCTGCTCCTGGCCTTCTGGCTCCAGGGCTGCACAACCATGCTCCCTCAAAGCCAGCTCCAGCCGAACGTAAAGAAACACCTGGGCCGGGCACTGACCTCGGAGGAAGTGGATATCCGGGAGAGCATAGACGGAGCAGGGATATACTCAGCTTGCCTGAAGATCGGTGTCAATCCTCTGCTGATTGTTTGGGGGTTCCCGACGCTGGAAGGGTGTGCAAAGCGATGGTGTGGCGAGGATAAGCCTTGGGAGTCCGAGAAGCCATGTGTGTGCGAAATCCGGCTTGTTGCAGATTGTACGCGGGTCAGAAAACATGAAACCAAACACTGCTATGGATGGGGTGAGTTATGAGACTCGGCAGATTTTACGTCCCTAAATCACTGGTAGATGATCGAAACATCCTCCCCATTCTGCAAATGCTCGAACTGGTCCCGACCCGCGTACAATCTGCCTACGAGGGCTATATGTATGAGTTCGAGGGCACATCGCCACACTTCCCGGAGATCGGGGAAGGGGCGAAGGTTCCGCTGTATGAGGTGCTGGAATATAATGGCGAGCTTGTTATCAAACCGAAAGAGGAAGGGCAATGATCTATTCCCATGTAATCCAAGAGAGTTCTAAGGTTGTCTCTGGAGACAATACTAGAGCCCAAGGAAATCAAGGGTCACTAAGCTCACTTAGTATACCTAAGTCTCTAGGGTATTATATAAAACATGGAAACCATTATGGAACCCTTATATCTACTAAAGATAAGAGTACTATAGAGAAGAGACTAAAGGGATATACTATAGTATATACTAATATATACTCAGTACAGAAAGAAGATTTAGTCATAGACGACTATGGGAATCCAGAGATAATCTGATTACAAGGAATTCAGTTGATCCCTGAATCCCAAAGATAAACTAAGAAGAGGAGAACCTAGGATGCAAAAGCTACTCACTACAATTTATTTACTTATCACTTTGTTAATGGTGTCTGGATGTGCTTCAGACGCTTATGTTAAAATCTATGCTCTAGGTGCTGAAGGTGGCTATGGCCTCATTGGGGACGTAGTTGCTGGGGGATGCTTAGTCTTCACCAAAGGAGAAGTCCAAGGAGGAATGAGTGTCTCTTACCAAGGGAAAGACTGTCAAGTTGCCATTGGCAAAGCTCCGGCTCCCCCTGTTGAGATTGAGCCAGTACCAGTGGAGGCTGAACAAGTGCCAGTAGAGACCGAAGATTTACCAAGTGAACCTGAGCTTCCCATGTCTGGAGACGTAACTGAAGAGGAGGTATTATAATGCATGAGATTAAGTTGTCACAAGTAAACAAAGAGTTAGCTAAGTTTGATATCAAGATTCTGTGTGATGAGAACCCTGGTGTTCCGACTCCACCTAATCCAGTTCCAGTGCCTCCAGTAACTCCCCCGGCATCTGGGATTTTAGATGTGAGCTACAAGGATATCATTCACCACTATAACCCCCACAGCCTAATTGATGCTGCTTACCCCAAGGGTAAAGGTGTATCTATTATATTCTGTGTGGGAGATAAGTATGAGTCTGTAGTGTTCAATGGAACCCCCTTTAGACTTCAGAATGGAAACGATGAAGGCAGGGAATGGTGGACTAGCATTGACTTCAAGGGGCAGAAGCCAGTGGCTATGAGTGGTACTGTGATTGCTAAGAATCGGAATGGAAAAACCTATAGATTCACTATCCCCGCTGGAGGGAGTAGCTACTTGAACTATAAAGGGAATTGCTTCGGGAGGAAGTAATGGATACCGTAGAACAGCGTTTCATTTACTACGGTCAGTACGAGGGCGTTTCCTTTGGTTCCAGAGTTATTCGGTTCTTCACTTGGTCTAACATCTCCCACACTGCTGCATTCTTTCCACCGAATGAACAAGGGGAATATGGGGACATCATAGAAGCTTGGAGGGAAGGAGTAGTTCGAAGGCACTGGACAGTTGGCCATAAGAAAGGGACTAAGATTACTATCTTCAAAGTCCCTTGTACCAAGTTTCAGCAAGATAAGTTCTATGCTTTAATGCAAGAGAAGCTTGGGAAGAAGTATGACTTCTTTGGAGTGATTGGGTTTCCATTCAGAAAGATTTGGGAATCCCCTAATCGCTGGTTCTGCTCAGAAGCGGTGTATCACAGTGCTCTCTTGGCTGGGATCATGTTGTTTAGAAACATTCAAGCTTATCAGGTGTTCCCTGGTCTACTATCAGTGACCCCTTATGCAGAAGAAGTTGGAGTACTAACAATATGAACTGGACAGGAATCACTATAGTTATGCTACTTCTATTGTTATCTCTATCCGTTCTTGGGATACAGTGAGAGCAATGGAAACCAGCGAAGAAGTAAAAGAGCATATCGAATACACCTACAATGCTAAGGGTAACGAAGAGCTTAGGGATTCAGATAGAGAACGGATAGAAGCAATTGTTCAAGAGGAGCTGAATAGAGTCCTTAGTAAGAGGAAGGCCACTTGTAACTTCTGTTCATCTCCAGATGCAGTAGAGCACCATGCTAGAGCCCATGAGTTTCTTGATAAGCTCATGGCGACTCTAGATCGGCTAGAGAATATCAAATGGGGAATCCTTAAGTCTGTATTACAAGTGATTACTATTTCTTTACTCGGACTCATTGGAGCCTTGTTGTGGAAACAGATAAAGGGGTAACTAAGTGACCAATGGGATTAAGGTGATACTATGACCTGGGCAAACTGGATATTCTGGCTAACAATGAATCTTTACTTCGAAGCCAGGGGAGAGTCTCTGGAGGGGAAGGTTGCTGTGTGTCATGTAGTTATGAACAGAACAGTAAAACGGAGGAAGAGCGTAGAAGAGGTAATACGGGAATCTAAACAGTTCTCTTGGTACAACGGGAACATAGTACCTCCTGTGTACCAGCCTATGGAACTGATCGGGTGTATTGAAGCTCTCTTTGTTTTCTTTGGAGAGAGAATGAAGGGCCTCAACTTGAGCGGAGCTGACCATTACTTTAACCCGTACTTAGTATTACCAAGCTGGGCTAAGTCAATGGTTAAGATTGGGCTCATAGGGAACCATGAATTCTATAGGAGTAAATGATATGAATGCTAATATAAAAACTAAAACAAAAGCCAAGGTAAATAGTCTTAGTGCCACAGCTTACCAAGAATTCACTAAGGTCGCTATGTTCTCCCTAGTGAGTCTCTGTGTAGCAAGTGGAGTCTTTGGGTTCGCTTCGATTGCTAGTGCTGTTATTCAGTATGGGTTACTTAATCTAGCCAAGGCTTTCTTCACTGCAATAGTCTAAGTACCTCATTAAAAGAGCCAGAGAGTACCAAGGTTCAATCCTTAGTACCCTCTGGCTACCTCCCTACCTGTTACTTGCTTAGTAGTATCTCTGGGTCAGTTATGCCTATCCTTTGGAGTGAACTAAGTACAGCTCTATTCATAGCCTCTTGTTGTGCAGCTCTTGAAGAAGAGGAATTAGTTAAACCCAGCATCCATCCTAGCATACTCCTCAGCTTTCCTCCGAGCTTCCTCAGCTTGCTGCTCAATCCTCTTTCTTTCTTCTAGCATTCTCTTTAATTCCCCCTTGAGCTGTCTCCTTTGGTCTCTCTTATCTCTCTATAATTTCAGTTAGCATCTCCTGAAGAGTCTCTACTACCTGGGTGAGTTCATTTACCCTAGTCTCTAGGGCCACTACCTTGGTCTTCAGCTCGACCATCTTTTCACTATGTTCATCACAGATAGAAGTTAGAGATACTTGAGTAGCGAATACACCAGTAGAAGGCATATACCCCGAACCAGCTCCATTAAAAACTGGTGTATTCACATGGTGATGATAAGCATCTTTAGAACCACTCATAGGTCATTTCCACTTCAAAGGCTTATAGCCGTTATCCACAAAGACTTGATGAAGCACAGCACTAAGCGTAGCTATCTGTGGGTGACTCATCTCGATTCCAGTGATTGAGTTGATAGCCTCAATTGTTTCGTGGAGCCTAGTCTCTTCTTCGTCCGGGCCACCTTCATGTTTCTTGGAGTACACATCTTCGTTTAGATTGATTACTTTCCGTACTCCATCGTAATTCCCAAGTACCATCCCTGCTTCGTCTTCTCCAAAGACTTGAGCATACCTATCCTCTAACTCTTCGTTTGGCATATACACAATTGGAATCTTGAATCCTAGTATCTTCATAGTACCTCTTCATAGTTTTCATTAAAGAACTTCTTTGCTACATACCATTGATCCTTTGGATTTTGAGGGTTTATGGCTATCATCCCTCCTTTTTCTAAGGAGTCCTCTGGACTAACTGACACACCATCCATGTCTTCCCCTGGTATGTAAGGACGCATTAATTGAATGCCAACTTTCCTATAAGGCTTCCATTGGTTGCTCATTCATTCCTCGCTATAGCTGCATTAGCCCAGAAGATAGATGTTTCAAGGTGAGTCATAGCTACTAACTGCTCCCTGCTTGCAGGGGTTAACTCTTTAATCAAGTAAGCTAACTCCTTAGCTTTCTCCCTAAGTGCCACATACTTCGCATTCTGTCCAGGCTTAGGAGAGTGGTACACAAAGTTGTTCTCTAATACTTTATCTTCCATAGTTCACTCCTCATTCTTAAGTAACCATCTATTACTGATAGCTTTGAAACTAAGCTGCTGTTCGTCTCGAACTCTAATGACCACTCCTTCTGCATCTGGATTACACCCAACTACCGAGGTTCTCTCTGCTTCGGATAAGAAGTAGGCTCTCATGTACACTGGGTCTCTGTTCTGTGGTATCGCTCCAACCCAAATCTCTGGTACTGCATAGAGCCCAAGAGCTGCACAGATACAGAGTTTCTTGTCATAGCTCAAGTACTGCTTGGTATCTATGTCCCAAATACCAAAGACGAAGAAGTGTAATTCTGAGAGCCCATACTTATTCCCCTGAACCCCTGGACCCACGATCTCCCCTTGGATAGCCAGAGATACGTTGTTCTTCTTACAGTACGCAGTGAGCCTCTCTTCGATACTATAGATGCCTGAGACACTCCACCAAGTGCTCCAGTCTTTGCACTTCTTCCAGACATTACGGGAGCATACTCCGTATAGCCCTCGGTTAAAAAGCCCGTTCTTAAAGTCTCGGTTATAAAAGTAAGTAGTACTCTGACCGTCTAGTTTCTCAGTGCATACTATCTGCTTACCGTAGAACTGAGAGAAACTAGTTACGTTCTGTACCCGCTCTTCGTCTGTCTTTGGAAACCACTCGGGCCATGAACCAGATGCCCTGGGATAGAGGTAGCTATGAATTCTTCGGCCTACCCCGAATCTCAGTAACCACTTATGGGGCGGTGGTTTTCTGGAGTAACATTGAGTCACTGAGTCTTTGGAGCCAGGGGTTTCGTAGAGTTTCACTCCAAGAGTTTCAGTAACATCTGCTCCAAGTGCCCAAGACTCAGAAAGCCCAACTGTCTCTGGAGACAAAGCTAAGCCTTGGCTTAGTTGTCCCCTGAGCTTTATGGTCTTCACTCTGAACTTCCTGGGTCTCAGAAATTCTGACCAAGATGCCTCAGGGAGTACAGAGTCTATTTCAAAGTAAATGCATAGACTCCCTGGTACGAACTCCCCTTTCTTCACTACACACTGCCACCCATCTATACGAGCTAACTCTATGTTGTCTGCTCCGTCTATAGGGGTAATCTCCTGTATCTCTCTTACCGTTGCTAGTTTCCTGTTCATTCTTAAGTTTCCTCCTTATTCTTTTGTGCCCTTTTATCACCAAACACCAGTAATGAATCTGCCTAAGACTATTCCCAGGATAATAGCGGCAGCAAGACCGTCAACAACTGCAACACCAATTAAAAAATCTTTCATAACTTCCCCTCTCTCTCTCTTAGTTCCCATGTATCTCTACTATAGCTTCCACTGGACAAGCATCTTTGCAACTCCCACAGCCAGCGCAGTTGTCTTGATCTATCACAGCATAGACCATAATAGTTATGGCATCCAGTGGACACACATCTAGACACTTCTCACACCCCATACATTCAGAAGTCACTAGTATCATAGCACATCGCAGCTCCCCCCTGCACAGGCATACTCTTGCATACCTGTAGTGGTATCCTCTGCTTCTACGAAGGCACTCCAATCTATTGAAGGGAACCCCTCAGTGGCTTGTTTATACTGATCCTCAGTTATCTCTTCATACGGAGCATTCTCGTAGATACTTTGGCTCTCAGCTCTGGGAAAGAACGAGAGCCCTCCAATGGAATCCCAGTGATCCCATACCCATTGAGCTATAGCGAAGTACTCATCATCACTGTAGTAAATAGTCTGGCTAGGATTACCATCGCACCAGTGATCTCTGTAGATCAGCCATAACTCAAGCTGTTCCATGGCGCTCATATCTCGGGTAGTTACACAGTTCTCTGGAGCAGCTACATAGAAGCTGAATATGTACTTGTCTCCAGAGACAACATAGGGGACTCCCTGGTCAACTAGAAAGCCAGTGAGAGAATCCTTGCTATCTTGAGTAACTCTTCGTATGTAGTACCTAGCATAGCGCGGGTGAATCCCAGAACTGCTATTGACAAGCTGAGATACAGTACCGCTCGGCTTAATGAGAGTAAGCTGCTTGCTTGGGTTAATACCCAGTCTACTTGACCACTCTTTATTCGTGGCATTTGCTACCTCCTTGAGTAGTGCCAATGTATCTTCTAACTCATTGTCACCAATATTATACTTTGATTTATTTATACCAAGAATTCCCCATCCGCTTCTCCCGCTCATCACTGGATGATCCATGATACCAGTTAGTGACACCCCTAGTAACCGCTCTTCTTCTGCATTGTCTTTCCAAACCTTACGAAGATACCTGAAGTTAGTTAGAGTGGACTGAAGCGTTCCAAGTATCGTAGCTAGTCTGACCTTTTCCTTAAGAGTTTTCAGGGTGTCCTTTGGCCTTACAATTACCTCTGTGAGATTGCACAAGCCACCGTTATCTCTAAGAATACTCTCGCCACATGGGTTTAGCAAGTAATCTCCTTTATACTCCCTCCCACAGCTTTCAGCCTTAGCTTTCAGAGCCTCCTTATTTACTATACCTCGTTCTCCTGACTTAGAAATGTAGAGGTTCCTCCACTCTTTTGAGAATGAGTCCAAGTCAGGCTTCTCAGTATAAGCTACTGAGTTATTAGCTAGTGTCCGGTAAGGGGCGATAGAGTACCAGTCACCATTTTTTGCTCGGCGCATACGGTCATCAGTCAAATTTGAGAAACTTATTGTAGCGCTCCTTCTTACCCCTCCAGCAATGATCGCATCAGCGATTTTGCAACAGATATCATGGACTTCCAGTGAGTTCAGTTTTCGTTTACCCTCTTTCACTGCGGTTCTAAAAGTCCTAACGGTAAAAGACATGAGAGCATTGAGAGGCTCAGGGCCACTAGCGCGGCCACCAAAGGTACGAAGTCGAGAGCCAGCAGGGCGGATAGCATCGAGGTTCCACTTAGGAATATTCCCGGAATAAAGCATAGAGATAAGTTCCTTGTACGCTGAGGCCCAGCCAATCTTGGAATCTCTAACTTTGATGACTGTCTCACTCTCATTCAGTTCCTCCGGTAGATCAGGAAGTTGGTTGATATACTGCCTCTCGACTGAGAATCCAACTCCACACCCGCAGCTAAGGAGGTACATGATCTCATCGAAGCACCTCGGGTGGTTGATTGCTATAGCTGCACAGTTGAACCCAGATACTTCATCACGCTCTAACGCTGGCCCAGCAGTCATTAGTGCTCTCATACTGGGGGCTATGGAAAGGCTCAATATCGCTTCTTCAATCTTGTAGCTTTCATTAAGCATACTCTCATCCCAGCCAAGAGTTTGCTTATGCCAAAACTTAATATACCTCTTAACTGTCTCTTCCCAAGTCTCCCTTCGCTTCTCAGCATCGAGATAACGGGCATACTTGGAAGTATGGATGTAGCGTTGAAGGTCATTCATGCTTTTCTCCCTTATACCTAGGCACTCTAATCCCGGTCAGTGTATCAATTGCTTTGTAGAGCTGAGCTACTACCTCTTCCACTTCGACTGGATTAAATATTCCAAGGTCAGCTCTATGCGTATGGTAATGCAACTTGATATCTTTGTATCCACCTATATCTCTGATCTCAAATTTCATAGACGCTCCCTGGTTCCTCATGATATCTGAGGCTCCAGCTTACTAATCTCTTTCTTAAACTTCTTTACACAAGCAGAACAGATACAGAGACCAGGAGTTCGTTCAATCAAGAACTCTTTGTATCTCTCTACCTCTTGCTTAGACTTACCACAGAATGCACAATGCTCCAAGGTATTACTCCTTAATCTCAATAAGATACAGTGGGCAAGCAGTTACACAGTCTCCACACTCAGTACACTTATAAGTATTGATCTTGACTCCATTATGTAGTACCGACTTATCTATAGCCATCTCTGGGCAAGCGGCTATGCACTCACCACATTCGTTACAACCGAGCTTTATATTCAAGATGAACCTCCGTTACTCTAAAGTATTCTCTACGTCTCTCGCTACAGCCTCAGCTTTACTAAGTAACTGGCTGTAGTACCCACTGAGTTGCTTAGAATTGAACCTATGCTTAGGGATAGGCACTCTAACTAACCTAAGGTCTGTCTCTAGAGACGCTACCTTGTTCCTCAGCTTCATATTATGTGGTGGAAATACCATAGCTCTCCGTGTCTTACGGTTGAGCTGCTCGTAGATTCCAGTGGCCCTCGGGGTTACTGAGACCAGCTCAAGCTTCCCAGTGCTTTGATTGAACTTAATCATAGTTCCCCCTTCTTAGCTTCATCAAGAAGGTACTCAATCTCCTCTGTACCACCAGCTACATCAATCAGATACCTAACTATGTCTGCTATGGTATGCTGCTCAGTAATGAGCCAGTCATCCGCACCAGCTATGTACATCTTACCTTCTACAAGTTTAGTTACTGGTCTCTTTATTTCACTCACTTTACTCTCCTCGCTTTCCTATGTTCTTTCATCTGCTGCTTAGCTATCTTAGCTGTCTCTGGGGACACATCTCCGTAATGAGTAGCATACCCATCCTTGGACCAGCCTGAGCCTTTAAGGTGAAACTCTGGGAGGCTAAGCTGTCTAACTAGTTTCTCTCCACACTCTTTGCAGTACTGGTCATTCCGTAGGTCAACTGGGATCCCCAGTCTGTCCTCTTTTTTCTGACACTTCAGACATAAATAAGTGTATGTTGGCATGATACTTAGTCTCCCTTACTCAGAATCCTATAGAGTACTAAGTACCCAATCAAATCAAGTATCGTATCATCCCCTGGATACTCAGTACCCTTAGCGACCCTGGACAGCTTATCATCTATGCGAACTCTCATCTGTTCCAACGGATCGGCTTTACTGAACACTCGGATCGGCTCAGCGGCTGAGTTACCGTAGCATTTGTTCTTGAGTAGAAGCATAGACTTGACTACATCACACTCCCTTGTAATCCTCTGTTCCATTGGAACCACTGGAGTCTGCCCAGTATCCTTTAGGTACTCTACGATTTCTTCTTCACTCAAGTACTTCCCAATCTCCTCTTCTACATTAATAACTGGAACTGGGCAAGAGAACATGGGTGCTACATACCTTAACCCTAGCTCTTTGTCTGACTTCCTCCTGCCTTCCAGCGTTTGACACTGACACCCTTCGTCCTGAGTATCTTGGGTATCAGGGGCGTCTTGGGTATCAAGGATATCCATACCGTTCTTATTATTCCAGTCATATACTTTATGAAGCCTAAGTTCCAAGCTACCCATAGGTCACTCCTCCCTTAATTTCCAGGAAAACATAAATACTTCTTTTCTTTTTTCTTGTTCTCTTCTGACATAGTGTTATGACTTCTCATTACATAGCTACCATTGTTAACAGCGGATACCATTTCAATATCTTCTCCCTTTAATTCCTCGTAATCACTATAGAGTTTATATACGATCTCAAGGTCATCTGGAAAAAGCTCCAAGAATTCTCTTAACTCTTTTACTGTCATCATAGGCTACTCCTCCAAGTATGTAGTTTTATCTCCAACCTCATCAAAACAGCTACTATCGAGTAGAAACTGGGACCAATAGGGATGATCCACATCTACATCTTTTACTGGGCCTACCTCTGTTTCAATCCAGTAGTCTCCAACTTCAGTGACAGTCATTACATCGGGCCTAATTGGACAATTCTTATCTACTCCGTTGGCTTGGTAAATACCAAAGGAATTAATAACTACCACCATTCCTACTCTTGGATTCTTTAACATAGGTCACTCCTCCAAATGTAAATCTTCTTTAAGCATTTCTGAAATTTGCTCGTACCTCTCTTCGACCCAAACCTCTAGCCCATCCTCCAAATCGGACACAGTAACCTCGATCCGTTCCTCTAGTTCACACAGGGAATAGTTCTCCTTGAGCAGTTCAATCATCTTTTTGATAGTGAGTTTCTTCATAGTGCCCTTTGGCCTCTACCGTAGCAAAGATTCAAACGAGATAGCCACTGGCATCCCGGATACTATAACCACTGCTCCCCTAATGGGTCGGATTACTGAGCCCTTGTTATAAGCGTATGGTGGTCCCTTGTCCGAGATGAGACATCCGGTGTCCACTGCATAGATGAGCTTAGTTGGTGAATGTATCCCCTGTATCCCGAACTTCGAGTGAGCATGGGCCAATACCGTAGTCATTCCCATAGTCTTTGCTACGTTATATGTGGAACCAGATGCAGTATGCCTGAAGTAGAGCTTCTCTCTAGTAGAGTTCACTGTGATGCTAAGATCAGTACTCCATCTCCAGGTGCTAGGGGCTCTGATAAGCTGGTTGTAGGGTACAATCATCTCCTTTGGTATCCCAGCCATAGTTCCACTCTTGTAGAGCCTATCATCGTGGTTAGAGGCAATGATGTCCATACGGGGGAACAGCTCAGCTAACTCTTCACAGCAGTCCACAGCCCTACTTATCTCAGAAGAAGGGGATTCATGGTTAGGAGCCTTGGGATATGCAGAGAACGCATACTGATCCAACAAGTCTCCAGCATGAATCACTCGGTCTGGTTCGTACTCCTCTTTGATCTTTCGTAGGAATCTAAATGTATCCCTATGCTGATATGGGAAATGTGTATCAGCGAATGCCAATACAATTTCATTGTCATATCGTTTAGTTAGTCTCTGGTTCAGATTCATTGGGTTCCTATTCATTATCACTTATCTCTTTCTCAAGTTCTTTCTTTTGCTTCTCAAGCTTCTTGACTTCAGCCTTGAGTGTTGCTCTATCTTCACTCATCCTCTGAACCTGCTTCTTGTCACCCAATGCAGACTCCATCCTATTACACATACCTTGAAGCTCTTCGATGAGACCCACAAGAGAGCAGTAGTTCCTTGTCTCGTTGCACTTCCTCATCTCTTCCAATACATCACATGCTGTTCTGTTAGCCCAGTACTCGTAGAAACTCATCCTTGGCCTCCCATTAGTTTATTCAGTAAATTTGCTAAGCTCCCACCGTCTCTCTGAAATGGACAACTGTCTCCAGAGACAAACAGAGTGCATTCAGAATTGAAGTAATGTTGACAGTCCTCAGCACCCTTACTGCCCTTATGTTCACAGTTGTATAGGTACTGTCGCTTGTGCGTTCTCTTGGCACAATCTTCAGGTTTCATGGCGTGATACTCAGTCATCCTCTTTAACCACAAGATAACAATCTTTATGAATAACTATCTCAACCATGCTGGTGGGAAAATGAAGCGGACAAAAACCTTCACGCTTAACATCAGGTTTCCCATTTTGTCCTTTGTCCCAAATTTCTACAGTTACCTTAAAATCACTTGTGTCTGCATTTTCAATTCTAATTACCTTTGACATGATCTATTCCTTTAATTAATAATTAATCTGTGGTATATCTTTCCATAAAGATATATTTTTATCATCATTGACAGTACCGCCATTTGACAATGCCAGCTTACCGTCGTTAAATTGAATTAATACTGGATAATCATAATCATTAGGTGGCAAAATATCATGTCTACTAACCCATTTGATTTGTGTTAGGTTAGATAACTGTCTTGCAAGTTCAATACTCATTCTATCTCCCTTGATAACGGTCTATTAAAACGTATTCGTAAAACCCTCCCATCTGTCAGAAGAACACTCCCCATCATTTTTCCGTGTCCACAACAAGAAGCATCGGTCGGGATGTTCGCGGCGTTGAGAGCAGCTACAATATCAGCGATACAAATATCGACCCCCTCAACTCTTCCGTTTAATGGCATTGGTATTTGACACTTGTATTCACCGACTGGGGTACATTTACTTGGCTTCAGTCCTGTTGTGTAGTGAGCCTCTTCCGTTCCAGTTATATTGCACCAGTCAGCATCGGCACATTGCTCAGCCATAGAGTCTTCACAATCCCCTATGCCATCACACAAATTTCCTCTTTTACCCCTTTTAAGTCTTTTATCCATATCATTAATAGCCTCTGGCAAGCTTTCAGAGAATGCATCAGTATTGTCAAAAGTACCTGTATCTGTATTCATCCCCGTTCTCATCCCCTCCTTGGCGGTTAATGCCTCTGTCCCATGAAACCATATTGGAACATTATCATAGCCTAATATTTTCAATCTTCTATTGATACAAGAAATGCAAAGAATCCCACAATCATCATCATCATTTTTTGTTGGTTTAATTTTATTCCAAATATCATCAGTAACAATCCCCTCTATCCATGAATCACTTCCGTAAACCATTCCGCAATCGTTACAATGTGTATGACACATTTCAATTCACCTGGTTGTGGATAATTATTAATTTTCCATCTGAACGATACTCTTTTGCTTCTGGTACACACTTGCAAAATTCATCAAGCATATGCGGAGCCAATGGTTTCCCGTCAGTATTTACTGGAACAACATGGACCATTCCTTTTATTTCAAACCATCGCCACATATCTCTACATTCCCAGGAAGTTCTTTGAAGTACCTCTCACACCGCTCAAGGAACCTAGGGAGTTCTTTGTGAAGCGAATACGGAACGTCTTCGGTATAATAGAACCTCCCCTTGATTGCCCTTCGTACTGCTATCTCTGATGCTTGGTCTTTGTTGAACCTGTTCCCTGCGAACAGTTCTCCAATGAAGTTATAAGCTGACCAGCCAAGTCGTACCGTGTCGTCTTCATCCCGATATGCAAAGAGACACCCAACTGGCCTGGTCTTATCTTTGTTACCGTACTTGTCTCGTTTGTAGACGTACTCAGCTAGAGGCTTGTAGTGACCCTTATACTCGTATTCATACGAAGCCTCATACCCATAGTCTAACCCACTCAGGTCTCCTTCTACCTCTGCAATTACAGTCTCTTTTTCTTTCATTTGATTTCCTCCTAAAGAAGCTCTTCTTCTTCAATAATTTTATAAAACTTTATACCTTCTAGCTGAGAATACCCAGGCTCCGGTACGGGTATGAAGTCAAGTAGAATATCAAGCTCCTCTCCAGTTAACAAAGGAGGCCCATAGTACTGTCTAAGTTCTGAATCATCATACTCTTCTATCCCAGGATTCTTTGGATTTCTAAAGAGTGGTTTGATTTTATCTATAATACCTTTTAACTCATCAAGCTTTTCTTTTGACACATTATACACTTCTGTTACATAATCTGCATCATTAGTATCTACTATTACTTCTACTTTGTATTCCTTCATTTGATTTCCTCCGGTTACTTTGATTTACTTTGGTCACTGGTGTTCCCAGGTGGAGTCGAACCAACCATCAATCTGTTATAAGCAGATCGCTCTAGCCGTTGAGCTATGGGAACATTTGGATTGCTTAATGCAACTGGAGCCACAGGGAAGACTCGAACTCCCATGTTCCCGCTTACAAGGCGGGAGCTTTGCCAATTAAGCTACTGTGGCTAATACTAAGAGTGCCAGGGGATTCGAACCCCTGCTTGCAACCTGCTTGCTTTAAAGGGAATCGAACCCTTTACCTACTTTGGTAGGTGTACACCAGTAGCACTCTTATGAACTGGCTCCAGAGCCAGGACTCGAACTTGGAATACCTTGGTTAACAGCCAAGTGTCTTGCCAATTAGACTACTCTGGAGTGTATTCTAGTTATTCTGTCTCTGTTGGTTTCCTTAAAAGCGTAAGTGCATGAGCTAAACTAGCTATAGCTTGAGCAAATTGCTGCGCTTCAAACGCACTCTTCGTGTCTGTTAATGATTTCGTTAGTTCCTCTATTGCGTTTTCAAGTTTCTTTTCCATAGGGTTTCATCTCCTAATCTCCGTCAGTTTTAGAACCAACCTAATGCGGCTGAGTTAGGCTGGTTAAACAGGTATCTGTCTCTAGTACCTAGACCCTCAGCTCAGTACCGAGGGCTTCCTGAGCCCGTTTCCCTGCTAAGCAATCGTCTCTAGAGACAGACTCCATTGGCCTCTCTGCTATCTGGTCCAAGTGGAGAGACTCGAACTCTCACGCCCTAACGAGCGGCAGTCCCTAAAACTGCTGTGGCTACCAGTTACACCACACTTGGATACCTTAAGGTACTACACAGGTGAAAGGACTTTTTACGAGATGCGGTAGCCCACTCTTGACTTTATACCCGACTCAACCTTTACTTACTACCTGTGTAGTACCTTATAGTCATTTTCTGTAAATGAGCTACCATCCTCCCAACCGAGTGAACTTAGTGGCACTGGCTTAGTTCTGTGCGTTTCGTTCCCATTCCTATCCTTATGAATTGAGTAACCATAAGTCACCACTCTCCCGCCTTCAAATAAACTAAACATTTTTAGTTCAACAGTCCCATAAAATGTAGATAGATTAATCTTTTTCATACCTGAACTGATCTCCCAAGAAATCCACTGACTCTCCCGGGTAACACTTTGGCCTCTCTCCAAAGAAACACACTGGAGCCCCCTCGGAACCCCACCATGCTTCCGCATTAGCTGCATCGGTATCAGTGAAGAACCTGTCGCATTTGTTCTTGTGTGTACAGGTGTTCTCTCTACACCAGGTTCGACCTTTGTAGCACATCACTAGTAGCTCCTCCCACTTATATATTTATTCTTTATATCCTCTCCTAACTTCTTGAGTTTTACCTCTCTAACACTCTCTTGCTCCTGAGCATTCAGTATTATCGCTTCCAGCTTTCCAAGTATCGCTAAGTACTGAGGGTGAGTAGCATCACAGTAGTCTCCGTGTTTCAGTGAATGCTCTAGTGCTTGTACTGGGTCACTAGTTTTGAATGAACCATCTCTCATAAGCAGACTAAACCTACAGTCCTTACAAGTGTATCGAAACGTACTCACATACATCCCGTCTATTCTAATTGAGCATCTGAACTTAGACTCTCCCTGATTCCCTTGGGAGTCTTGGGTATCTTTTGCTTTTCTATCTGAATCCATTCCTTAGTTACCTCCCCGGAACAGAGAACCTCAGGTACATTCTGCACCGAATAACATAGAACCCCATACCTGTTACACCAGTCTCTGTATGTCATGTAGCTACCGTCTTTCCTTACCTGGCCGTACTTTTTCTCTGGATTGGAGAAGAGAAATACTAACTCTACCCCAGGCGTCTCAGCAATAGCTTTGTACTTCGCTGCATCCCCCTCCCGAAAGAAACCCTTGGTCTCTATGAGTAGCCACTCCTTTCCGATAAAGGTGAAGTCAGGTTGGTACACCCTAGACATCCTGTAGTGTACCTTAGCTTCTTTACTCTCGTACTCAGCAGCAGGTAAGAGAGCCGCTACTGTCGCTTCAAACTTGCTCTTGTACTTCCCCGTTTTCTGGGGTTTCTTGGAGTATCGCTTGTATTTCACTTGGTAAAATCGCTCCTCTAGTAAGTGGTGGTTCCCATACTTCTTTTGGGTCTCTAAGTAAATGAACTTGTCTAGCCACGTTCGTTAAAGCTGCTAAAGCAAGGTCATACTTATCATTTGGTGTTAGATACCCAGACATTTCCTGCGGGATGTTCTTCTCCACATCTTTGAGATAAGCAAGAAGAGTTGAGAAAAAGAAACTCTCGTCTGAATCAGAGTTCCTTGTAGCCAATATCTTTTCAGCAGTCTTAGGGCCTACACCAGAGATACCGTAGATACCATCAGTAACGTCTCCCATTAGTACCTGCTTCCAGAAATTGTAACGAGCCGCCAGTTGGTCAACCTGTAGTATCTCATCCTTCACTGGATTATAGTGAATCCCTGGAATCTGAAGCAAATCTTTGTCTACAGAGACAATTACATTGGCTATTCCGAGTTCATTCAGTTGCTTGTTTCGAATAGCCAACACGTCATCTGCTTCGAGCCTATCCACAGACATCGCTCCGAACTTATCCATAAGGTACTGCTTACAAGCGTTCAGATGCACTGGCTTATGCTCTTCCTTGCGCTTCTCTTTGTACGAGGGGTTGACTTCTTTACGGAAATTCGTAGCTCCAGTGAGATAGAGTTCGAAGAAGAGATTCTTAGTATCCCCAATATGGTTATCCACTAAGCTATTATACATACTCTCAAGTGCCATAGCTACATTGTGTATAGCGTATGACTCTGGTTCTGGTTTGAATACTGTAGTGATCTTGGGATTCTCTATACCGTTAGCTACACAGAAGGCGTCCATGTCCTTCTTATACCGAGTAGTGTAACCCTTGGAACTGTGTACCCCTGGCTCATTGGATACTCTGTACCTCACCTTATACATCTTCCCATCACAAGTAGCTGCTGCTCTGTAAGCGAATACATCAGCATCTACCAAGTACACTACATCACTTGGGTTCGGCTCAGTGAACCCTGTCCTGCATACCATACTTGACAAGGGATTCTTCTTTGGCTCCTTGTAAGTACCATTCTTTTTCATGTCTAATATCTGTTCTGCTATTAGCGCCATAAGTTCTCCAGTTGCCACTGAGTTGAGTTGTCTAGGTCTCTACAAAAAAGAAAGCCTTGTCTCAGGTACCTTGGAAGCTCCCAAGCATTACCCCCGCGAGGTTGTTAGGTTCCCGTCTCCAGAGACAAGGCAGTTGTTCAGAATACTATGTTGTTTGATCCAGCGCCGTTGAAAGCTACAAGGTTCTCTACTACTACCTTATCAAAGTAAAGAGGAAGGTGGGTCTTCCCTGCCACTGAGAAGAACTTAGCGGAGCAGTGTACTGTGACAATGCTGCCGTTCCCTATCGCGTCAGTACATGGAGTGCCATCGGGGAACTCCACTACAGGAGGGGTGCGAAGTGTCCCATCTGGGTTATGTACTTTGCGTTTAGCAGTGATGAAGTACTCACCTTCCTTTTCCTTGACCGGAAATCCAATTGCTTTCATCTCATTGTATTGAGCTTCACTTAGTAACAGATCAATCTTCCAAGCTGGTTTAATAGAGTATTTGGCGTTCCCTTCATCCGGCTTATGGACCCTAGCCCATCGGCATTCTGTGCTCTGAATCTGGAACTTCTGATACTTACCTTCAAAGGCACTCTGCATTTCTTGAATCGTTGGTTTACTCATTTGTTTTCCTCCGTTACATTGGGTTACATTGGTTCTTTCCGTTAATTACTTGGCCCATCTTGGTTTTCTTTAGCTCAACTCAGTGGCAACCAAATAGTACCAAACCTAGTACATCTTGTCAAGTATATGTAAGTAATTGAATTGGTTCAAAGTCTTCTTTCTCCCCCCACCATGGAACTTCCCGGTCTTTATCAAAAGTATTAAACTGGTTTTCAGTTATAAATCCGAAGCAGTCCCCTCTAGTTCCGAGGATAAGCACTAAACTTCCGACTTCTATACACTCACTAATTGAGTCAGTAGTCTCTCCATCCCTGCTCTTGAGTACTGCATAGTATGGCTCATCAAAATATTTTGTACTCATCCCAGTACCCCCTTACCCTTGTGTATAATAGTCTTTATAGCCAGAGCCACAGTCTGCCTTGATACCCCGAGCCTCTTAGCTACCTCTTGATCCGAGTTGCCATAGTGTAAGTAAAGTTCAAGTATCTCTCTTTGCCTAGCAGTGAGTTTGGCTTTGCTTAGTACGTCTTCAAGCTCCAGCTCAATGGTGTGGTGGTCTGCCTTAGGATCATCTATGCTCTCTTCAAAATTAATAGGCTCAGGGATATCCCATATATGGGATTCATTATTTATTATCTCTTCTATAGAATACTTAGATTCCTTAGTATTACCTTTGCTCTTCTTAGTACTCTTATATCTAAAATTCCTATACTCTTTTCTTTCATAAAGGTAACAAGAAAACAGTACCCTCTGGTATACAAAGGTATTCATTGGTACCCCTAGGTCCGGGTTGAACATATGCCTTGCTTCCATGAGCCAGATGAAAGCCTCTTGCTCCATGTCCTCCCTGAAAGGCTGAAGGTGCTTCTTGAATGAGATGAATTTATTTACTACATACTTACAAAAAGATATATCGTTCTTGATATCTTTGTCATCGTACTGAAATTTCCCAGCTCTAGGTTCACTCATATATCCTCTTGTATTAAGATTATTTCTTCTAGTTCATCGAGTCTCCAATTCCAGATGCCATTTCCATGTATCCACTCATTCTCTTGGAAGTTGAAATCTAGATTACTGTAGTAAGTATACATTGGATTTACTACAACACCAGTATTTCTAGTTGTTTTACATAAGAATCCTGTCTTAGCTATCTTAGCAGATGCGCTAGTAGTTCTATCCTTTGTAACTACGAACACAGTCCCCACTGGGGGGAGCTTAGGCACATCAATGGACTTCTGCATAATTACCTCCAAATTTCACATCACATTCAATGGGAATCTTTATGTCGTAGAATTCCCCCGCTCTCTTAGCAGAGACCCCAAGGCAAACATTAAGAGCATCCCTGTGATCTTGTGTATCTTCCATCTCGTACTCAAGCTCATCATGGTATGCTATGAGTTGCTTAATTATAAAAGCCACTAAACCGCAGTACCACTCATGCATTAGCACCATCCAACGCTTGAAGATGATAGCCGCTGAGGATTGGATCAAGCTATTAAGCAGCTTATGGTCACTCCTAATGAACACCTTACGCCCATCGAGACCATAGATAAACCCCTGGTTTCTTCTGAACGACTGAACCAAAAGCTCCCTGATACTATCAAGGCCCTTGTTAATCCTCCAGTATTCTTTGACTAGCTTCCTTGCTTTATTTACTGGTATCTTAAGCAACTTACTAAGCTTCTCTGGACCAGCACCGTAGCTCAGTGAGTACAGAAATATCTTAGCATCGTTCCTAGATATCCCCAGAGTCCTAGCATTGTAGGTATGAATGTCCTCTTGTAACAAGACGTTTATCAACGCTCCTCCATCAAACATAGCGGAGTAATGTCCCATGAGCCTCGCTTCAATCCCCTTGAGGTCAGAGCCTATCATGACCATGCCTTCAGGCACTTTAAACAACTCCCTTAACTCTTTCCCGTATGCGCTTGTAACTCTGGGTAAATTCACTACCTTACCTGAATGCCTGTACCTAGCAGTAGGAGTACCACAAGTGATCCCATCTGCGGGGAGTCTACCGTCTGATCTGACCTCACCTATTGCACCCTTACTACAGTCCTTCTCGTTGACTAGGAATGACATACGATGCTTCAGAGTCAAAAGGTGAGCAATGTCTTTACCTAGACCAGCGGGGAGGGAATCATAGGACTCTTCAGTAAGTCTCGGTGAAGACTTTTCCTTGGTCCCCTTCTTATAGTTCCACTCAGTAGGCTCCCAACCGAGACCAAGAAGTACTCCCTTTAGCTCGTCCGGAGACTTCACATTGACTTGCCTGAATCCCACTCTGGAGAAGGGACCGACTGCTAGACTTGAATGGGAACCGTTGCCACTAACGTACTTCATAGCTCTAGTGGACAGAGAACCGTTAGCATTAAATGGCTTAGATACTTCGATTACTCCCTTGGTTTTCTCTTGAATCCAAGGGAGCCTTGATTGTACCTCAATCTCTAGCTCAGAGAATTCTTGGGAGAGATTATTGTAGAGACTAATGGCTTTATCTGTATCAAAGAGCACTCCATTCAGCACTTGATGAGCATGTATCCAAAGTACCTTTTGTTCTAAGTCTACTGCCGATTGCCAAATGGGCTTCTGAACTCCATTTACTTCTCTGGTTTCGTAGAGTCCCTTGGTCTTCACAAAGTACTCATACAGTTTCCAGTTCAGCTCCACATCTCTTATGCATCTGGTCAGCATGTCATCTGATAGCTGGGTCCAGTCGTTGTGCTCTACCTTGGGGATACCCAATACGTCTCCCCAGTACTCCAACGAATTCTCTGTCTCTGGAGACAGCAGTTGGGATACTGTCATAGTGTCTAGTATCTGGAAATTCCAAGGAGTGATCTCAGTACCCCTAGATAACCCAAGCTTCTTAATCAAAGGCAGATCAAAGCCACATATGTTGTGTCCAACCAGAGTACGACTGTTATTAATAAAATTCTTAAGCTCTCTAATCCCATCAGCTATCCCACCCCATCTGTTGTTGAGGTGTATGAAATCTCGAATCTTACTTATATCATCATAGTATAGGAACGTATCACTACTAGTTCTCACTACAATACAATGTATCTTAGTGGCCTCATACAGTAACCCATCTGCTTCTATGTCAAAGACTACAGTGTTCGCTGGATTGTATTCCCATGTCATGATTACCTCCGGTTACATTAGATAATCTTCTCATACATAGAGATTATTTGCTTTAGAATTTCTATAGATTTTCCTTGGTAATAAACAGAACCTTCACAGAGAATCACTATGATCCACACGAAAGCAGCATGGTAATTACCAGAGATACCAGCGTTTACTCCCCCCATAAATGCAACTATAATCATGAGTACTTCTAAGTTAATCTTCATTGTTCCTCCTTAGTAACCTGGATTCTCTCTACTATTTTCCAACCATGTGCATCACACCCATCTAACATACACCCAAACTTTTTTTCTTTTATCTGGCTTTCTAAAAGAGTTACGTCATCTCCCGGCCCATAGGGCATTATTAGTTGACAAGGTTCAGTGCAAGAGTCACCATCCAAACAAGCAGTGCACTCAAGGATTATATAAAGAGTTGCACTTTTATCCCTGGTTCCTAAACTCATCGAACTCCCTCCTGAATTCATTAAGAATATCCTGAGCTTCGTACCAGCCGTCCTCGGACCTAGGATCATAGTGATCCTCTTCTTCCCAGCGTACCTTAGTTTTTCCCTTGCTCTCCTCTGCTTCAACTGCCATAAGAATATCTAATGTTTCGAACATAGTATCCCTCAGAACACCATAGCAGGTTCAAGGTAATCCCCAGTGGTCGCATCATAGTTTACTGCGAACCGACCAGCATTACCGAAGTTGCGGTCCTCTAACAACACAAACTGGCTTGTGTTCCTCTCTGCTTCCTCCAAGTTCGGGTCTTTGTTTCGCTCGATCCCAAGCATATAGAAGCAGTTCTCCATCATCGCTCTGCTTCCTCGGAACTGGACTGATTCGACTTTCCCACCTCGTTCATGAGGCACACCGTTTGTAGGAGCTTTAAGATGGCAGGTAACAATATAGAAGAAGCCCAAGTCCTGAGCCATACAAGCAAGCTCATCGCTGATCTTCCTGAGCTCAGTCTCAGTGTCAGATGAGCTGAGGTGATTAGTAAGCTTCGTAATGGGGTCAATAATAATTGTTTTACTCCCTTCGGACACCACATATCTTATGTACTCCTTTAAGGTTGCCCAATCGGCTTGACCAAATGCTTGGTACATGAAGAACTTACCGTCCATAGAATCAATAGTCTTCTCTAACTGAGCTAAGTTAAACGCTACATCTGGCTTATGGTAACAACACTTGTCTATCTTCCCTGCTAACTTCTTTACTGTAAGTGGGGGCTGCTCTTCAAACTTAATTACCGCTGGGATATCTCCGTCGTTAGCTAGGATTCTGTGCTTAATTAACTCATTAAGCAGCTCAGATTTCCCTATCTTCACCCCAGCTCCAATAAACATCCCCTCTCCATCTCTCATCCCATAGGTCCACTTCTGTAACGTAGGCCAGGGCCATGAGCGTCCATACTGAGGGGCTACACAGGCTTTCTGTTTAACATCTCGGACCCTGACCAGGAACGGGGGGCGATACTTCTCTGCTGTATCAAACGCCATAGTAAACTCAGTTTGTCTCCCCGCCATGAGCATATCATTAGCATCCTTTAGCGGAAGCTTAATGATCTTGATACGGGGGAACAACTTAGCTAACTCAGTAGCTAGCTCTTGTCCAGGGGGATCATTATCAGGAGCGAAGTAGAGCTCACCAATGGACTTCAATATATCCATGTTGTTCTTCACTACTCCTAGCCCATTGGAACCAGGGATACCTAGTACTGGGATACCAGGGTGTGTCTTCTTAAGCATGTCAAACACAGCCATTGCGTCTTCTTCACCCTCGGTGAGAACCAAGCGTCTCGGTACTCCTTTCAGCGTCTGAATACCGAAGAGGTCTTGCTTGATGCCTCTAGTTTTCTTGAGAGTAAAGAAGTCTTTGGTTTCTATAGTCCTTCCTTTGTGAGTGAACAGTGCTCCCTCTGCATAAATCGGATAGTAGTGTTTAACTGGAGCCCCGTCTACCTGAGAACACTCAGTAACAACTGAGTACATTCGTCTAGTCTCTACTGAGATGCCCCTGTCTGCTACTGATACCAGTGAGCTAATGTCCAGGGTAGCTGTTGACATAAAAAGGGTTGTCTCTGGAGACAGGACCATTGTACCAGAAAGGCTCACGATTGGTTCTATTGGTTCAGGCTCTCTAGTCATATACACTGGATGATACTTGGTTCCATGTAGACAAGTCCATGTACGCTTGTCATTCATGAGAAACAAGTGGTCCCCTTTTTCGTCCTTTCCGATTGCTCTACATGCTGGGCATGGTCTGTTGCTCATAGATACCTCTGTTGCCATAGTTTACTCCTTAGGTTTCCACTTGTATCTCTTCCCTGTATTTCTCTACCCAGTTTGGTTTGAGAGTCGGTTGAACATTGGTCTTCAAACATACTACACTAAAGTCTGAAGACTCTACTCCAACACCAATCCATCTGAGGGAAATGATACAAGGAACCATTGCTTGTCTAAAGCTCCCTTTTTCAGTTTCATCTCGGCAAGCATTGCACTCATACATTAGATCAGTTACTGTAGTTATATTCATAGTCACCTCCTAGGTAACTCACTTCTTCCAGTGACATTTATGGTAGTAGCTATAGTATGCCTTAGCTTGTTTTTCAATGAGTGCTGAGCTCTGTTCCCAGACACCTTTTTCTTCTTGGTAATACGGACGATCACAAGAGGGACAGATGAAAGTGATCTTACTGGAATCCCGGTGATTCATTTGAATCTGCTTAGGTTTCATAGTGTCTCCTTAGAACGCAATGATTACAGTGATGAAGAGCAACACAGTAAGCCCAATGTTCGCTCTCCAGAGCCACTTGAAATCCTTATGAATCAGGAACAAGTGATGCCCAATCTCTTCACAGACACTAGTAAGCTTCTTATCCAGGCTCTTGTTTATCACAAGTTGCCTACGATAAGCAGAGGACATATCTGAGTAGTTCCCTTGAAGTGTATGGTACTTCTTGTTAAGCTCTTCCAGAGCTACATTAGTTGTCTCCGGAGACAGTGGTTCTGAGTTACCCTGGGATTCCAACGGTTTACTGAATGTCTCTACACGGTTCATAGCGTACCCCTGTGTTACTTAGTAATCTTAAGTGCCTTAGTTTCCTTAGTTACCCTGGTTCCTCTTAGCTTTCTCTATAAGTTGCTCAAGCTGCTCTACAGTACTGAAAAGATTCTCAGTCTCACTAGCAAAGTACTCCTGAAGAGCTTCGACATGCTTAAGCACATCTTGGAGTGTAGCTGCATCAGCAGTGTCAAACGCTCCAGCTTTAGACATATGTATGAAGTACGAAGCATGAGTGACCGGGATTCCGTCTTCAGCGAGACAAGCGATAGCGGAGAGGAATGAAGGGTCTTTGCTAAGCTCAGCTATCTTCTGTACCATATGAGCCCGAGTAGTTCCACCGAAGAGACCTTTGAAGTTCACTACAATCTGATACATATAATGTGCAAAGGCAGCTTCATCAAACCCCTCCACTGACTGGCTGAGCTTCTTTCCATTAGTATTCACAGTGATTCCTTGGGCGTTTCCATTGTTACCAAACAGATTCATAATTTTCATAAAACTCCTCCAATTTTTATTTTAGTTGCTTCTATATCCTTAGAAGTTAGTTGCATAAATCTCTCAGTATGTGGCTTAGTTGTTTTCCTGCCTTTTGGGGTTTGGCAATAGTAACCTTTCTCTGCTTTGCATCGTGGGCAATCGTAAAACATAATAGCTCTACAAAATCCCCACTTCTACCAGCCTTCGTTTGGAGTGTAAGGTTTCAAAGCTCTCTCCTCCGATTACTTAGTTATGTTTCTTTATTTCAGAAAGAAATTCTTTTACTCTTGGCATGATATACTTATCCCTGACACGCTCAACAACACAACAGCTCCCATTGTGATGCTCTTCCCACCTACGACAATTCCACTTAAACGACTCAAGGTAATCACTGAACTTGTAAGTATTCCATTCTATACTCTGGTTTTCGTCCCACTTCCAGTACCACAGAGAACCCAGATCACTCTCTTGTTTTTCAAGAAGTGCTTTCTCTGTGTTTGAAACTAGACTGCTCAGGACTTCCTTAATAGCAGCAGATTTCTCATTCATAGTTCTTACCTTTTCTCCACTTCATTATCCAACCCAGACACCTTATACATTTCCATTACTGCCATCCTCTCGTTATCATCAGCAATCTTGTTGATGAATGCCAGATTAACAGCAGTGAGCATGGGGAGTTTCATCTTGGATACCATATCCAGTATAGCAATGAGACCCCTTGGAGACATAGTGAGAGCCAGTTCCCCGGACTTATAGGCGTTCCTAATAAGCCCAGCAAACTTCACCAGCTTACGGATTACTGGTTTCCTGGTTCCCTTGAATTTCTGCTTCAGCATCTCTACTTCATCGTCTTCTTTCAAGTAGTTGAGATGAGCGTTGATACTGATCCGATCAAGCATACTCGTATCTTGAATCTGAGTAGCTGCGAACTTTTCCATAGAATCCCCAGTTCCCTTGACGTTATCAGTGAGGAACATTTGAAACTCAGGAGCAGGACGAATGATCTTATCAGCAGAGGTTCCAGGCATGTCATCTATTGTAAGGTACCCATTTTTCTCATACAGATGCTGCATAGCCATAGCAATATGAGGGGGAATCTTGAATACTTCATCAATCGTAATCATGAAACCACCCATGAGCCCTTGGGGGAGGAGACCATACTTGAACTCCATCCCACCCTCAGATGCCCAAGGGAAGCCTAGGAACGAGGAACTCTCAAGATCACCTCTACCTCCAAGTCTCATATAAGGCTGCCTAAGATGAGCTGCAAACTGCTCTACAGCAGTGGTCTTCCCTGTCCCCGGAGGGCCAGTAATCAGCATCTTCTCTCCCAAAAGAAGGGCCACTACCATACCTTCGAGTACCTCTGTATCCCAGAGGTAATCAGGATTAATAGCTGGAATATGCTGTCTCACTGCTTCGGGGAAGTGAGTTTCAGCATACACTGGGACATCGTAGTCCAGCCCAGAGAGCGGGAGCTTTCCCCCCGTAATTGTGGAGAGCTTGATTACAGTCTTGGGAGCCGGAGCAGACACCTTGGCAACTCGTTTCTTAGGCGTCTTAGTTTCTGTCTCCAGAGACACTTCAGAGACCACTGGAATCTCTGGAACCAGAGTAGCAGTATTCTCTTTCTCTTTGGCTTCTCCAGATACCTCAATAATGAACTTGCACTTAGCAGTCAACTGAGAAGCAATGAGATTCACATGCTCCTTTGCTGCATCTTCGTCCACTTCTGCATCACTCATGTAATCAGACACCACATCACTGAGAATATCTCGTCCAGGAGTGTGGAATTTCTCATTAGTGTCTACGCATTTCTTCAGCTCTTCCATGACAGCCCACTGAGCAGAGTTCAGAGTGATCGTCTCAGATATCACTGGAACCGTTGGAGTACCAGTAGACTCTACAGTTTTACACTTATCAAAAGGGATAAGCACCTTTTTCTCAGTTCCGTCTGTTCTACACAGATACGAGCCAGAGCTCTTTCCAACTACCTCAAAGTTGGCTCCAGTCTTGAAGCCGAAGTAATTAGTGGTCAATACTACTCTCATAAGTTTTCCTCCGTTACCTAATGATTCCTCTGATTCTTTGGTGAACCCGTTGTTACCAAAGGCTAATTCCCTTGAATTGGTTTCCCAGTTTGCTGGGTCAAAAGCAGCATTTGGACTCATTGGATTTCTATAAACCGTGGTACTCATACCAAGAACTCCTTTAGTACGTTGAACAGCACCATATCCAAGTCTTCTGGGTCATTCACTACACAGTGGTGCTTGTAATATCGCTTCACAACGTCCGTGGTAACTCCGATACCGACTAGATCAATGGGAGTCTTTGTTTCGATATCGCTACAGACTTTCTTTAAATACCTGTCAGCATTACCACCATTCGCTCCACAGGGAGAACCATCAGAAAGGACAATAAGTAGTTTCCGATCCTCTTTGCGGTTCAGTAGCCGCTCTGCTGCATAGAGTATGGAATCTCCATCGCAGTTATAGTGCATATTAACCTGTTGAGATGACATGATATCTGCCATGGTCTCCTTTGATACTCGTTTTCCATAGGGTTTAAAAACGTAGGTGATAAGCCTACCCCTGCTAGAGAACCCAAGTATCTCGTGCTCAATTTGAAGAGCAGTGAGGGCTTCATTTAACGCTACTACACAAGCAGATCCAATAGCGTACTTAGAGCCACTCATGGAACCAGAGCAATCCAGCAAGAGCTCTACTGCTGAGTTCTTATTGAGTCTTGATCCATCTTTCTTCTTGAATATCCTCGGAGTTGCCCCTGGAATCTTGTTACCCGAATAGACCCTATGAACATTCTTTGAATGAATCTTCCCCTGAGTCTGCCCGTAGCTGTACGTTGAAACTGACATGGTTTGGAGATACTTAGCCACTTGTTTGGATACTGTGGAGTGACCAATAGCAGAGACAATAGCTTCCTTCTGGCCCTCATCAACTCTCTTCTCAGAGATATCAATTACATCATGCTTCGGATAAGGGATATACGGTCTGTCCCCCCCATGCTTCTCTACCTGAGTCTCTTCCATAGGAGCTGTCATTTTAGCAGCTATGGCTTTCTTGATCTTCTCCAACTGAGAAGCGGTAATCTGTTTGTCTTTCATTTCCCACTTAGCATCAATCAGTTTCTCGTTACCTTCGGCATTAGTGGGTTGTCCCCCATGCTCACCTTGGTTATGGTCAAAAGCAGAGTCTGGGGTACTGTCACACTTCTCGGAACCAGAGCCGTCTTTGTTTTGCTGCCCCTGACCTTCTCCTTGGCCCTCCTGAGGCTCTCCTTGGCCCTTTCCTTGCTTCCCTTCGCCTTCCTTGGGCTCTCCCTTGCCTTTACCCTGATTCTCTCCTTGGCCCTTTTCCTGGCCCTGTGGAGGAGGGGGTTCATAACCAATGAGTTTAAGTAAATCAAGCACAATGCCAGCCTGTATCTCCGACTCTTGGCCTGGGCTCTCTAGAACTGAGTCCATCCTTGTCTCCAGAGACAGCTTATCAAACGCTTCGTAGAAGTCCTTATGGATACCACGGTACTGGGTCATATCCAGAGCTTCCATTGGGTGTCCCATCCATTTTTGTCTACACTCAGCGGTATAGGCGAAGAGTGACAGGAACAGCTCATCAATGGGATCAGTAGACGCAGTGAGCAAGGGATCAACATAAACACCCTTGCTCTTCTTCGTAAGGTCTAACTCAGCTTTTCCAGTGTGCATCAAGAACCTGCCGATACTGAATAACTGGTCTATTCTGTCGAACTTACCGAACATTGCTTTCTCACAGTACACATCCATGAGTAGGTTATTAATAAGACACACTAGCTTATCCTCGAAATTGAGATGCTTAATTAACTCAAAATAAGACCAGTGCATTTTCTCCATAACATGGGAGAGCTCATGAAAACTGAGAAACCAAAAGAACTCTTCATCGTAGCCAGAGGGAGGCGGCAAAGTAATCTCACAGTGCCTTCTCTTACTCATCGTCGCTTTTGGTTGGTTACAGTATGGCTCCCATCTTACGGAGATATTCCCACTAGTTGCCAGAGAAACCAAGAATTTCTTCTGGGCTTCACTGGTTAGTCCTATAGGAATTGCCATGATTACCTCCGCTATCTAGGGGTTAACGTGTAGAACCCATCGAATACCATCTTGATACCTGGGAACAAGGATAAGTCCTCAGCAACTAGATCACGAATCTGTTCACAGAATAACACTGGAACAAACCCAAATCTGTCTCTGGAGACAAATATCCAATACCCAAGACGCTTGGACACTACACAACGCTCTGTTACCTCAGTTAGTATAGTGGCTGACAAGCCACAGTATCTAGTCACAAGATGTTCATACATAGTACCTCCTGCTTTCTTAGGAATCTTGGGCCACTTTGACCACTACAATGAGTACCAGATACTTTGGTAAGAACCAGTTTTCACTGATACTCATTAAAGTTTTCAAAGTAAACTAAATACCTCTGCTACAAGACGGCTATCTCTAGTACCTGAAAGACTGGAAAAGTTACTTGTCTTGAGCTTCATGGGAACGAAGAGATACCTAAGAAATCTAGGTAGAGCACTTGTTTAACCGAACACTACTCGCGTTCACTTGTTGCAGCTTTGTCTCTAGAGATAACTCGTTGTCTCGTTATAGAGACACCTTAGTTTTCCTTGTAACTCTTGCACAGTGCCAGTTCACTACGCCGTTACCGTAGTAACTACGCTGTTACGACTAAGTAACGAACCCTTTACTCTCAAGCCTGTCGTTGATCTAATCAACTCCTCCAGTAAAGGGGAAATCTAGTATACTACTGAATAATAAATAGACTTTAAAGTAGTCCAACTACGGTGGCTTAGGTTCTAGTTTCATAGAATACTCCGAGTTTCAAGTTAATTGTACACTACAATACACAGCTTTGTACTTTCGTACAATTTGATAAAGCTCCTCTCTCAGCCGATCAGTTCTAGCGGCATTAATCAGTGAACAGCTTTTTGTATATTCATATTTTCGTATGAGCCGAAAGCAATATAAACAAGCCATAGGCATTTGCTTAGCTGATGCAGTGCAGAGAACCTTGTTAATTCTATTGACAATTACATGGTATGGAAGATTCATAGAATACCTCAGCAACTCTTGAGTTTCTTTCGTCCCTTACGCTTCTTTGCTGGTTTCGGTTTCCACTCAGGAATCAGTGGTTTACTCTTGGGTTTCAGTGGCTTTTTCGGTTTCCCCTTCCCAGGAAGTCCCTTACCGCCAGCCCTCGGAGTCCTTGGCACCCTTGCCTTCGGTCCAGGGCCTTGTCCAGCTCCTCGTTGCTCTTGAAATTCCTTAGGCACTTGGTTTTCGGTTCCGTTGTTCGTTTCCACATGCTCGCTTGATTCATGTCTGCCTGTGATCCCTTTGCCATAATTGCCTCCAGCTACTTGGATTTTAGCTGTTCTCTGCTTTCTCGCTGAACAGCCAGTCTTTGAATCCCACTCAACTAGATATTGAGTAGATTCCCTGTGTATCTCACTGAGATTCCGTTTATGTACTCGCTTCATAAGCGCCCTCGTTTCTTAGTGGCTCTCTAGCTCCTTCACAATACGCTGGAACAGGGTTTCAGCTTGCCTTATCGAGCGAATATCATACCGCTCTTTGGTAAGCTGCCCATACTTCCAGCCAAGCACCTTGTAAGTATTAAATCTTGTCTCCAGAGACAGCTCGACTCGGACCTTAGTGCTCTTATGGGTCTTGTGCATCTGGTTTACCCTCTCTTAGCATGTCATTAATGGTGAACCAGAATTTCTCCATTTCATCGTAAGACACATTGAACTCTTTATTAAAATTGTCCTCAAATGTCTCCTTAGTCACACAGCCAGCAGTCTCATGCAGTACCTTTAGTTCTCTGTCAGTTAATAGCCACAAAGTCTTTCCTGAACCCTCATTTACCCTTTCCATAGTCGCCTCCGTAAACCAGAGAACCCAGGCCAGCAAATGGCATATGAAATCCGTGGCTTATGTACACCTTAGCTCTTTTGCCATAGGTTCTCTTGATCCTCCGAATTGTCTCTGGAGAGACTTTACCTATTACTTTAGCTTTCATGGCTATCTCCTGATACTTGGGTTAGTAACGAGTATCACTTAGCTACACTAGTGAGTGCCTGAATCCCCCTAGACATTCACTGGCATTTACAACCTTCAGTTTAGCTGGGATTTTTGTCTCTATTTCGAGACATCGAAATGTCTCTAGAGACGATTAAAACGGCACTTCCTCGGATACCGTAGGCACTCCAACCTCTACGTTGGTCTTATGCTCGCCCACTGCCATGTAAGTAGCCATGAGAGAAGTAACCAGCGCCTCAAGTTCAACTACGTTGCTAATGCTGGCGTAGTTGTCCTCTATAATCTTCAGACCACGCTTGACAGCTTGCTCAGGAGTCTCTTGGTTTTTCAGCATAGCGTCCAACTCGGACTTGCTCCTGATTTTGCCATTGGGGAACACTTCGTCCACTCCAGCAACAAAGATTGCTCCGAATATTGTGGACAGGTACTTCCACTGATTTGCAGTGTACGGCAGGGAGCGGAACTTGATGCCATTCTTATCCCGAGTCTTCCAAGGTTTTCCATCCTTATCCACTACTTCCGGGATTTCAGCGTCCAGCGCCTGTTGCAAGTAGGAGTTCACAGGCGTCTTCGCCATCTCTATCCAGTCCTTCTTGTCCAGAGTTCCATCGTTTTCAAGGGCGACTAGCTCCTGTTCCCACAGCATCCTTCCTGTAGCGTTCCATGCCTGTTCAGTCGCCTCTGTACTCCTAAGAAGGGCTTTGGACTGTTTTACGCATACAGTAAGCCAGTCGATTCCATTGAAGCCAGTCTTTTTCGGTGCTACGGTTCCAGTTGAAGCCGGGATTATTGTTCCAGTTGTTTCAGCCATGATATCCTCCGTTTTCTCTTGTGTTCTATTTGTCCCCAGAGACAACCTCTAGAGCCACAGTTTACTTCGTAACCTCGGGAGTCCAGTTAGCCACGTTATTGTGGATGCGCTTGAAGTTCAGTTTACGGACGAACTTTACTATGTTTCCATCTGCATCTTCCTTGGTATCCCAATACACGGATACATCATGTTTAGCCGCTATGAACTTGCGAGTCTTCGCAGTACGCTCCACAGTGCCCATACGGATAGGGTGAGATGTGCACTTGTCTTTCCTACGTTTCCCAGGATTCGGCATAACGCCAGTGTCAAATGACCCGTGATTCCCTACACCTTTGGGAACGTCATAGTATGCGTAGTGCTTCTTCATAGTGCCTCCATTATCTGTGGATATAACGATAAAGTCTATCGCTGATAATCCTGTCCATTCGCTGCAAGTCATATGCATAGTACCACATACCTGGGGTCACATAGGCCCACAATTTGAAGTCATTAATGCTCATGGTTTCCTCCATTATCGCTGGTTTTCACTGGTATTCAAAGACTCCATAGTGCCAGTACTAGGGCACACTCACTAGTACTAGCACTAGCAATCTTTGCAACCTGTCACAGTGCACTTTGCCTATTCGCTTACTACTTGATCCGTGGACTTTCACAGATTGCCACACAAGGGCATTCAGCGTCTAGGTCAGTCGGTGAAGGTGTCACCACTCAGTTCAACCGAGGGCTGCGAAGTCTCAAGTGGAGCGCACTTGATTCCCTGTTCGTCTGCCTTGTCGTATCCGTTTGACTCCCTTCGCTTGAGCCGTTCTCCCAGGCTTTCACTGGGCAACTCGTCATTCGGACACCCTGTTTCCAGCCAGAAATCGGGAATCGTTGGCAGCCAAAGTGTCTCTGGAGACAACTCCTTTGGAGTTCAAGCGTATACGTAGGCAAGCATAATGCTACACATGTGTTGCACACACCAAATGAGCGTTGCACCATGTGTTGCATGGTACTACATATAGCGTGTGTCTTATCTTATGAATGCCACACAAGTGTTGCATAAGCGTACGCAATCATAAGACTAATACGCATAAGCGTTGCATAAGCGAACAGAGTGTTGCAGCTTGGGTGTCTTCCCCTGTAATTCCGAGCACTTAGCATGTGTTGCACCCGGTGGGGTCTTGCGCGTAACGGGGAGGGGCATGCGTCGCGGGGAAAGTAGACCCCCCGAGTCACCGGGGAGATGGTCACACTCTCCCCCAGATTCCTAAAAATATTCTATACTTACCCTTACCCAAGACTCTCCGATGAATTAGTAAAATATCGTATCACTTTAGCAAAACGACTTACATAGAATACATAAGTATATACTATAGAACTGGTTACTAGATAAAGATACCTATAGGGATTCTTATATTAAGAGTATAAAAAGCCTACCTAGGGAAACTATATAAATAAGAGTACTAAAGGAAACTAGGTAAACTAAGTAAAAAAGAGACAAAGAGTACAATGAAATCCAAAGAAGATACAACTGAAAATCTAGTAAACATCTCTGAGAAACTGGGTAATACATTATGCTCCCCTAATGTCATCCAGGGTGAGCTAGAGAACTCCCTAGATGAACCAGTAAACACCTTTGAGTCTAAGGAACAAAAAGAAATAGATGGGCTTAGTAAACCTCTGTCTCTCAAGAATAGAAATAAAACAAAGAAGCCTAAGAAAACTAAGCAAGGCCATTTGGTTACTAGGAAGAGAACAATAGACGAATCTAAGCTCACCCCAGAGAAACAATGGGAAATAGCTAAAGAATACACAGATGGTATTCTTAATGTTTCTCAGTTAGCAGAGAAATATAATACATCCCCAGAAAACATTGGACTCATTGCTTCTCGATGTTGGAAGAATTTTACTAACATGAGAGAGACCAGAGCCCTAATGTCATTTGGCTCAGCCAGTTCTCAGTACTCCCTTAAAGTATTACATAACACTAACCTCATCAACCAACAGTTTTTAGATTTACTTTCAGTTTCTGGGACTGAGATCACTCTAACCGATGCGGAGTCCATCTACGCTTGGATATATGTCCATACCGGAGAGAACCAGATGGCGTTGGAACAAGCTGGTTTGAACGCTGGTTTACTGCATTCTAAGAGTGATCCAAATAAAGCCCAGCCCAACTACGAGAAAGCCTGTTCATTGCGTGGGATGTACCTTAGGTCGCTTCCCAATGTCGCGTCTTATATCAAAGAACTCAGAGAAAGACGGTTCATTGACCAGGATATCAGTAAAGCCAGGGTACAGTCTGAGCTCTTAGATCAGCTCAGTCAGCTAAAGGAAAGTGGAGACCCGAGGAATAAAACCCATATTCTGAAAACCATAGAGTTGTTAGGTAAGACAATCGGAGCGTTTATTGAACGAGTCGAAGTAACTGAGATTGATCCAAACAAAGCATTGGACAACCTCATCGACATGGCGAAGACTGGAGCGGTGAGGGAGCTGCATAGGAACCAAGCTAAGTTGCCAGAGAAGACCAAGGAATCTGCTGATAGGTTTGTTTCTCACTGTGGAGATAAAAAGAAATCAGTCACTACTTATGTGTCTCCAGAGACAAATGAAGAATACCGAATAGAAGAGTGGGAAATTCAGGAGTAATACCCAGATGACAACTAAGTATTACTCCGTACCAGTTGGGCTTAGTAACCTAAGTCCCTCTCAGAAATACAATGAATTGATAAAGCTATGGCGAGACGATCCTCTCGTAGCTATCCACTCTCTCTTCGGGGTTATACCAGATGAGCAACAGTCAGCACTGATATTGGCCGCAAACGCCCCAGGGGCCAGGATTTGCGTCAAGTCGTGCCAGGGCGCGGGGAAAGCTCTAGTTAACGGGGAGCCAGTGCTCACCCCAGAAGGCTGGAAACCAATAGAAGAACTTAAGATAGGTGACAAAGTAAGCAATAGTTATGGCAGCGTTTCTAGTATTACTGGTGTCTTCCCGCAAGGGAAGAAGGACTGTTATAGAGTTTACTTCTCAGATGGTCGATACTCAGATTGCTCTATAGATCATATCTGGTCAGTTTATGACAGGAGAGGAAAGAGAGTACGGGAGCTTTCTTTAGAGCAGATTCTAGACAAAGGGGTTCGTGAACTCTCTGCTCCTACTGAGAGAAACAGAAAAGGCTATACTCTGCGCTTCAAGCTCCCAACAGTAAAACCAGTTTCCTTTACTTCACAATCTGTTAGCCTCGACC